GATGCAGGATATTCGGGCGAAAGCAATGAAGAAATTGTAGACGCATGGTTTAAAACAATTGTGATGCAGATGTTGGAAGAAGAAGGACTTGACACTGATCGCGGAATGGGTTATATTAATGTAATACCTATCGACAAAGGCAAATCAGAGGTTTCATGAGCACTTATATTTTAGTAGACACTGCTAACACATTCTTTAGAGCCAGACACGTTGTGCGTGGCGATATTGATACAAAAGTTGGCATGGCGTTACATATCACACTCAACAGCATCAAGAAAGCATGGCAGGATTTCGATGGAGATCATGTTGTGTTCTGTCTTGAAGGACGCAGTTGGCGCAAAGATTATTACGAACCCTATAAGCGTAATAGACAAGAAACCCGCGATGCAATGACTCCTAGAGAAGCAGACGAAGACAAAGTGTTTTGGGAAATCTTTGACGAGTTCAAGGACTTTGTGTCCACTAAGACAAACTGCACTGTTATCAGACATCCACAACTGGAAGCTGATGATTTGATTGCGGGCTGGATACAGAAGCACCCCAATGACGATCATGTGATTATCAGCACAGACGGTGACTTTGCACAATTGATTGCGCCTAATGTTCGGCAGTACAACGGTGTTAGCAATACCACTATAAGTCACGAAGGATACTTTGATGACAAAGGTGCTCCTGTGATTGACAAGAAGACAGGTGAACCCAAACCTGTTCCGGATCCTGAGTGGCTGCTGTTTGAAAAATGCATGCGGGGTGATACGTCAGACAATGTGTTCTCAGCTTATCCCGGAGTGCGTAAGAAAGGCACGAAAAACAAAGTGGGACTGTTAGAAGCATTTGAAGATAAGAGTTCTAAAGGATTTAACTGGAATAATCTAATGTTGCAGAGATGGGTAGACCACAACGGTGAAGAGCATCGTGTGTTGGACGACTACGCAAGAAATGTAACACTGTGCGATTTAACAGCACAGCCTGAGCATGTAAGACAGTTCATCGACGAAACAATCGATGCTGTTGAAATTAAGAACATCAGTCAGGTAGGTATGAGACTGATGAAGTTTTGTGCTAAATGGGACATGCAACGTATTGCAGATCAAGCACAGAGCTTTTCGGAGCCATTAAACGCAAGGTACAACGGATGATAGAACTAAAAGCATTATTAGAAGACAAATTTTGGATTGTAGAGGACGCAGGAACGAGAATTGGAACTCTTGCCTTTGACAATGAGAAGTATGTGTTCTCAAATTCTGCACAAACAAAATTCTTTGACAACAAGAAACAAGTTAAGAGATATCTAGGTGTAGACATTAAGAAAAGTATCACGCTGAGTGATGCCAGTGCTAATACATTGGAAGTACACGGTTTTCCAACCAGTGTTACTCCGCACAACACAATGTTTGACGTAAAGAAAAAACTTCCCCTGTTTACCAAGTCAGAAAAATCAAAGAGTTTGTACTGTGCAGGATATTATATCATTCAGTTTGACAAAGGATGGGTGAAGAGTTTCTGCCCTAAACTGTTAACCATTGAGCGTTATGTATCCAAGGGTCCGTTCAGAACAGAGTCCGAAATGAAAGAGGCGTTGTGGAATGTCAAATGAACCCTTGAACACAATGGCATTCCAACAGTTTATCCAGCAGGTTAAATCAGCGGATTCCTCCAACGCCAAAGAAGTTAAACTGTCAATGCAACAGGCGAAAAATCTTGCATACACGTTGGGGATTGCCATGTCCAGACTTAACGGAGACTTGGAGAAGTTACTGATAAACAATAACACCAAAGAAGAAGTAATAGAGGTAAAAATTGATGGTGGATCAGGCTTCAAAGACTAAAATTGAACAAACTATGCTAAATACTGTGCAGGATAATGAAGGAAATTTGCACAGTATGAGTAGGCCCAAGCCAACTGTGTTACTAGAACACACCGATAACAAAACGTATAAATGCGAGCAGATCCTAGAAGCGGAAGCTATCTGGGCTGTTTTCTATCAGGGTAAGCCTTTCAATCTGAAAAGCTCAAACATGCTCACAAACTATCCTGGACCCAAGTACAAAAAGACTTCATTTTCAAATCCTGGACATGCACACAACCTTGCGGATCGTTTGAACACAATGTTTAAAAGCGAGGACTTTGCAGTTTATAAACTCGTTGACGGACAATACGTTGAAGAAGAATGAACTGGAAAGAAACCTACACTAAAATCTTTCTACAACAGCTAGGCAAAAGCACCAACGATATTACAGTTAAAGAATATCTTCCTGTATGGTGGCAAAACACTCGCGAGAAAGATTCAGGCGGATTGCGCCTAACTGACGCAGGCTACAAAGTTCTAGAAGAATTAGAAATAGCCACATACGACATTCCTTACCCGCCCGAAACTCCCATCACAACTCAGATAATAATTTATCTTGACAAATTCATCGATTGCCCATATTATCTAACTAACAAATGGATAACAGTAACCGACGAAAAGAAAGCGGTTGAACTCACAATGTTCTCCGGTGATCTAAGAAAATATGGTTTGACAAAAGCCATGAGACAGAAAGACGAAGATAACGGTTGACAAACATCACAGCGATGTTAACATAGTTAGTACATAGACAAACAGAAGGGTAAAACATGTCAGATAGTACTCGCACAGTAACTCCTAACAAAGCGAAAGCTTCTATTAAACACGCAATCCTGAAACAGCGTCCTATCTTCCTTTGGGGGCCTCCAGGTATTGGTAAGTCAGATATTGTGGCACAGATCACACACAGTCTGCCTAATTCATGTCTCATCGACATTCGCTTGAGCTTGTGGGAACCCACAGACATTAAAGGTATTCCTTACTTCGACAGCAACTCCAGCACAATGGCTTGGGGTGCTCCTTCGGAACTGCCAGACGAAGAAATGGCGGCGAAATATGACAACATTGTTTTATTCTTAGACGAAATGAACTCAGCTGCTCCTGCTGTACAGGCGGCGGCTTATCAGCTTATCCTTAACCGCAAGGTTGGTACTTACAAACTTCCAGACAACGTTCTTATTGTTGCGGCTGGTAACCGCGAAGCTGACAAAGGTGTTACGTATCGTATGCCTGCTCCGCTGGCTAACCGCTTTGTACACTTGGAAATGGAAGTGGACTTTGACGACTGGTCGCACTGGGCTACAGCAAACAATATTCACGCAGATGTTGTGGGTTATTTGACATTTGCTAAACAAGACTTGTACACGTTTGATCCGAAAGGTTCCAGTCGTTCGTTCGCAACGCCTCGTTCGTGGAGCTTTGTAAGCGAGCTGTTAGACGATGACATCGACGAAGACGTAACAACTGATTTGGTATCAGGCTCCGTAGGAGAAGGTGTTGCTGTGAAGTTTATGGCACATCGCAAGATTGCAAGCCAGTTGCCTAACCCTACAGATATTCTTGCAGGAAAAGCAAAAGAGCTGAAAACAAAAGAGATTTCAGCAATGTACTCGCTTACAGTGAGCTTGTGCTACGAACTGCGTGATGCTTGTAACAAGAATGACAAGGCATTTGACAAGAAAGTAAACAACTTCTTGCGCTTTGCAATGGACAATTTTGAGACTGAGCTGGTAGTTATGGGCATTAAACTTGCTCTTACACAGTACAGCCTGCCAATTGACCCAGATGCGGTTGATTGCTTCGATGAGTTCCACGAGCGTTATGGCAAGTATATTAAAGCCGCACAAGGTTCTTAATAGGGGGCGGGAAACCGCCTCTCTCTTGACATCTTACATTTCTTTTGTTACTATATATGTATAGTAAACAGCGAGGTACCTATGAGTGTTAAAGACACTGCAAGCAAAGCAAAAGGCTTTGAACCCAATCCAGATATCACAGAAGAAGAACTTGCAGCAATGCGAGTTGAAGTGCAAGATCGTGTTATCACCGCGCGAGTAGGACTTCTGCTACGACATCCTTTCTTTGGTAACATGGCAACACGTCTTAAGATTACACCCTGTGACGACTGGTGTCCTACAGCGGCAACAGACGGACGTCACTTGTATTACAACACGCAATTCTTCAATGCGATGTCTAACAAAGAGATTGAGTTTGTAATTGCACACGAAATCTTACACTGCGTCTACGACCACCTTATGCGCAGAGAGGACAGAGTTCCTATGCTGTATAACATTGCCGCGGACTATTGTGTAAACAACACACTGGTACGTGAACGCATTGGAGAAATTCCCAAGCTGGTAGACTGTTTCCAGGACTTTAAATACGATGGCTGGACTTCAGAAGAAGTCTACGACGAGCTGTTTGACAAAGCAAAAGAAGACATGGAAGAGTTCCTTGAAGAAATGGAAGCTCTGGGCAATTTGCTAGACGAGCACGTTGACTGGGAAAACGGTGACGGTGAAGATGCAGACGGTGACGGTGACTCAGAAGGCAGTGAAGGAAACAGTTCCGGTAAACGTCCTAAGTACAGCAAGGAAGAGCTGAAAAAAATCCGTGACGAGATTAAAGAGAACATGATTTCTGCGGCGCAGGCGGCGGGTGCAGGTAACGTACCGGGCGATGTACAGCGTATGATCAAAGATCTCACAGAGCCCAAGATGAACTGGCGTGAGATTATCCGTCAGCAGATTCAGAGCACTATCAAGAACGATTTTACATTCCAGCGTCCTAGTCGCAAAGCGTGGCATACTGGTGCAATTATTCCAGGACAGAACTTCGACGAGACAATCGATGTGTGCGTTGGACTTGATGTAAGCGGCTCCATTCGAGACGAACAACTAAAAGACTTCCTCTCAGAAGTCAAAGGCATCATGGACGAATACAAAGATTACAATATTAAGATTTGGTGCTTCGACACAGAAGTCAGCGGAGAAGACAACTTCTCGTCCGACGACGGAAGAGACTTACTGGACTATGAAATCACCGGAGGCGGTGGTACTGACTTCATGGCGAACTGGAACTACATGAAAGAGCAGGGCATTGAGCCCAAGAAGTTTATCATGTTCACAGATGGGTATCCTTGGGACAGCTGGGGTGATGACAGCTACTGTGATACTATCTTTATTGTGCACGGACATCACAACAAAGATCTGCAGGCACCGTTCGGAATAACAGCACACTATGAAGAATCAGCCGCTTAACGTAACATTTGATGTAAACCCGTACAATGTGTTTGGCATAAGAAAAGTATCTTATCCGCCAGAACATTTTGAGTATAGCAACATAGAATATAATTACAATATCAAAGATGCTATAGAAAAATGGGTTGAAACTAATCTGAAAAGCCGATACTACATCGGCCAATCAGTGGAACTAGACAAAAATAACACTGTGTCTAGAGGAGTAAGGATAGGATTTGAGGACAGTAAAGAATTAAGTTACTTCCTGCTAGCTTGTCCATATTTAAAATACAACTAATAATTAGTTGATAATTATATATGTCAGAGGAGACTTTACATGACAGACAAAACTGAAGAAAGCACTTTTGAAGAACCAACAATTGGAGATACCACAATGGAAGAGCAAATGAAAAACTCTGCCGAAGAGCAGGTTGCAGACGCACAGGCTACAACAGCAGGTGAGCAAGCAGGTGTTGCAGATCTAACTGTACAAGACCTACAAGCACTTAAAGTAATCATCGACGTTGCAAGTCAGCGTGGTGCATTCCGTCCTAACGAAATGACCACAGTGGGTGCAACTTATACGAAGCTGGAGCAGTTCTTGGCTGCAATCGCCGCTTCACAACAGAATCAACCGCAAGAGCAGGAACAAGCTCAAGCACAAGGATAAGGCAATGGTAAACATAAAGCATGTCGGAAGACTCATTAAGAGTAAGAGACGTGTAGTTGTTGCTTATCGCGTAGTACCGGGCGAGCCCGAAAACTGTGTTGTGATTACAACAGAAACACTTTCAGCAGACGAGCATGACGCTCTAATGAAAGTGATTGAATCACACGCAGGGCAGGAAGCCAATGAGCTTGCTCCGGTGCTATCAAGGTCTACTCTACCGGACGGTCGCAACATGCTTGCGGCCTTTCACACAACTGGTAAAATGATGAAACATGCTACCAGTGACGTGGAAATGATTCCGAACAACACAACCACTATTGCGCTAAATGAACTCAACGAGATGATTGCGCAACAAATGGGTGTTACTGTAGCAGATCTTGCAATGGCTGATACCACAACTACTCAAACTGCTCCAGCAGAAACAGCAGAAGAAATTGCTGTTGAACCCGCAGTTGCTCCTGCAACCGACGGTGTACTTACGGATGAGGACTTGGCTAGACAGTATAGATCGCAAGCTGACGCCATGTTCAAAGAAGCCAAAAGACTGAGAGAACAGGCGGAAGAACTTGCTCCAACAAAAAAGAAAACAAAGAGTGAGCAAACAGAATAAACTCCCACCAGAAATAATCGAACATTGGCCGGAAGTTTTCGATGATATTGAAATCAAATCCGTGCCAATCGATTATATCAACAGTATCCACGTGTTCTTTCACAGTGGAAAACTGTTTACCATTGACGTCCGAAAAGAAAGAAACAAGTATCAAAATACTGCTTCACTGGAAGAGTCGCTTGAAGAGTTCTTTTCCGAGTACGACAACCACATTAAAAGCATAGATTTCAGCATAGACACTCCTAAAGTTAAGTTTGATATTCAAAAACGTACTAAGTCATTCATGAAAAAACTCAAATAAGGCATAAATACAGTATAATATACTGTCAGGAGTTATCAATATGCCTTTACGATTAAGACGTGGCACAGAGCAAGAGCGTTTAACTATTACCCCGGCCGAAGGCGAGCCAATCTATGTTACAGACACTCAAAAGCTATACATAGGTGATGGTACCACAGTCGGCGGCAATCAATTATCTGGTTCTGGAGACCTCGAGGTCGGTGCATTGGAAATTACGGCGGATCTGCCTCTGAACGGATTTAATCTATTAGGAGAAGATTCAAAGGTAATTTATGACTCTAGTACAGATGCGCTGACAGTAACAAGTATTACAGCAGATCTAACCGGATCTGTATTTGCAGATGATTCTACTAAATTAATTGACGGTATAAACGGAACAGTAGTTAGTCCTGTAGTTGACGGCAATATAAGTTTTCTTGGTAGTAACGTCGATACAACAATTTCTGTAAATGGAGATAAACTACACGTAGGAAATCTTGAAACAGATTCATTAAGCCTTACTTTTCCTGCATATAATCCAATTTTGGACGCTACGATCCCACAAGATGTTGTAAGTTTGCAAGGAGTACTAGACGAAGGTGTAGTTGACACTACTAGAAAACTTGAAATTACAGATACAGGCGGTGCTGATCCTTATATAACAATTATTGGCGGGAAAGGCGGCGCATTCGACACTAGAACAAAACTTTCACTAGGTGGCATTTCTGACTTTCCAGAAACAATCGATCCAGTACAACCGGAAGGAAAAGGCGAATTATTTAGATGGGAAGCAGCTTATCTAAAAGATCTAGATGTAGACGGGCCTGGCATATTTACCGGACAAGTTGTAGCAGACAGTTTCAAAGGAAATATTGTTGCCGAAGATTCATCTATATTATTTGATGCTTCTACAGGGGAAGTATCCATTGATATAATTACCACAGAAGCAATTACAATATCAAATTCCATACAAGCAGATTTTGATCTTACTATTGAAGCTAGATCAGCGAATAACTCTCCATTTATAAATCACGTTGTAGACAGATCAGGAACAAATTACAATGTAACTGGCATTACCGCAGGAGCAGAAGCCTCAGGAATCTCATATAGAATTAGTAGAGGATCTGTAGATTCTCCAGAGACTGTAGAACCTAGTGATATCTTAGCATTAGTAGCTGCAACAGCATATGACGGATCTGATTATATTTTATCATCTGCTTTAGTTCAGATGATTGACCCAAATGGTATAATTGTAGATAGTAATGACAATGTGCCTGGGCAAATTGCTTTAGTTACATTTGAAGACGGCGATGCTACAACTCCGCAAGGATTATATGTGGATCGCAGAGGATGGATCACTATTGGCAGGGCCAGTGACGAAGATGCACAAGCTGTTTTAGACGTGAATGGAGATGCATTATTTACAGGACTAATTAGCGGCGATGTAAAAGGATCACTTTTTGCCGACGATTCGACAACAATAATAGATGCAATTAATAATACTATATCAAACGGTTCTATATTACTAGATGCATCATCTATAAAATCCAACAGCAGCGAATTAATCATAGATGGCATAGATAGAGCAACAAGCACTCCTGTTATTAGGCAATATTCTAATATTGCATCTATTAGTCATATTACTACTGGTTTAACTGACGGTGCTAGCGCACCTGGTATATCTTATGAAACAAGTAGAGGAAGTATTGACAGTCCGGCGGCGGTACAAAATGGCGACTTGCTTAATGTAATCCTTGCACAACCGTATGACGGAACACAGTATGCACTATCGGGCGCTTTGGTCATGCAGGTTGATCCAAATGGCACAATTACTAGTGGAGATGTTCCAACACAACTCAGTTTGGTTAACTTTGCAGACGGAAACCCTTTAACACCAGAAGGACTTACGGTTAACCGTAAAGGCTGGGTATCTATAGGAAGATCTGCTACACACGATGCTCTTGCTAATTTAGATGTCGACGGTGATGTGCTAATTACCGGTAACTTAACAGTTCAGGGAACAACTACAGCAGTAGATTCTAATAACACAACAATTAAAGACAATCTAATTGTTCTAAACCAAGGTGAATCAGGAGCGGGTATTACGCTAGGCACCGCAGGCATTGAAATTGACAGGGGTACTGAATCTGCTGTTTCATTTGTTTATGACGATTCTGTAGACAAGTGGACACTAGGATCAGAGACTCTTATAACAGGTGGTTTAGAAATCACTGGCGCATTTGCACTTCCAACAGCTGACGGATCTGCAGGACAGGTATTAACCACAGACGGTTCAGGCAATACTTCATGGACCACTGTGAGCGGTGGCGGAACTGCTACTTCTCTAGATGGTGATGTAACAGGTAGTGTGTTTGGCGATAATAGCACACTGTTAGTAGACGGTGTAAACAACAAGATTGTTGGTGAAATTGATACACAGAGTGACATTGAGCTAAATGGAAACAATATTGAAGGCATTAATGTTATCAACACAACACTAGGTGTGCATTATATTTCAATGAATGATGCTACTGCAATGACACTAGGCTCTAATAGAGGTGTACAAATACAAGGCGGGGCAGGAGCTAATATTCAAATAGGTAACAGCACAAGCGGCACAGTTACACTAGGAAGTGGTTCTAACACTGTTGACTTTGTGTCAGGCACCACTGTAGACTTTACAAATGCTAATACAACAGGATTGTCAGACTATATTAGTGTTGTAGAACTTAAGAATGTTGTTGCAGCTAGTACAGATTTTGCAGACTTCCAAACTAGAATAGCAAATCTATAATATTATGCCCATCTAGGATGGGCATTTAACGTTTGATAAAATTTTTTTACATCTAACTTCCAAACTGTTTGCCAAGTACCCCTATACTCCATTTCGCAGATTTCTTCTGCTTGACCAGTCTTTACCATTGCAGGAAAATAAACATTGTGTACCAATCGTTGACTTCCGCCTTCTAGGTTATTTGAAGTGATATATAAGTTATTTTTCTTGCCTGCCCATTCTATGCATGCTGGTATTAAAAATTGACCAGTAACATGCTGTTGGGTAACTATTTGGTTTCGAGTTCTCAGTGTCGGTGTTGGTATTTCATCTGTTAGTACACAGGTTCTTGCGGCTATTCTATAACTGTTCTTTCCCATTTCGTCAAAAGAATGTGCGGCTACTGATCCTACAGGATTATTATTGTAATATAGAATCCATGTTTGATGTTTCCTTTCTTTCTTGAAACAGTCTACCAGCATGTGTTTAGATGCATTATTAATAAATCCTTTTCCTTTAGCTTTTCGATAAAATATTTCTAGGTCTAAATCATCAGAGAAAGGAATTATTTTATACATACAGTGATACTGCCTTATCTATAAAATCTCTAGAATAATTATTAGAAAAACTTTCAAAGCATAATATCTGTAACTTATTCCATTCCTGGGGAGCATCTAAGTCAATACCCATAGCTTCCATTTGGGGGAATAATTTTTCTCTTCTAGAATGACTAATATGGCTTAAGTGACTTCTGACATTTATTTTTTGCTCGTTTTTATGGTAAGTAAAAAAATAGTTGATACTTTTAAGCTTACCATCTACAACAAAATAACTACTAGGATGTAGACTATATTTGTAAAGGCCTAAATCTTTATGTGCTTGTAAAATCTCTAGCATCTGATCTTGCCAGTCTCTTAGCACAGAAGTATAATCTAAACCTGTACACCCTGCTTGTTCCCACATGTCAGCACCTTGTATTTCGAAAAATATTTTTTTGTTTTCTCTGTCTATTTCTATAATGTTCGGAACATGCTGAGGATAATGTTCTTGCATAATGGTAAAATACTTTAGCTCTCGCTCCCATTTTTCCTGCATCTTAGCAATGTCAACTACTTCATTCATTCCTTGGTGATATTGTGTATCATTGTGGTACCATTTACAAAACATTGTTTTGTCTTTATTAACAAGACTGGTGTATATTAGATTATTTCTACATAACCCTTTTTCAGGAACATTATTGTAGTAATATTCAAAATCTATGCTTGTATCCATATGACATTTGATTCCTTTATTTTTTCTTCTGCTTGTTCTATAACATTAGATTCGTAAAATATTTCAGTCCAGGGATATACCGAAAATATTGTGCTGGTCTGTAATACTGTTCTACCGCATGCTTGTTTTAACAAAACATCAGTTTCTGTTATAACATCACAATCTAAAAACAAAAACTCTCTACTATTTTTCCAGTCTTCCCAGTCTGTAAATACTCGTTCAGTGATTATAGTACTAAGTTTTTTTGCTCTAACCGCATCTATTTCAAACACAGGCTCTGTACTGAGATTATTTACATCAGCATATTCTTTAGCAAAAGCATCGTAGTCTATACCGTCCCATTCTTCATATAAGGTTCTCTTAAAGTGGATATTGTTTTTGTTTTTATCATAAAATACAATTTTTTTTGCGTTACCTATTAACGCAAATGTTTCTGCTAAAAATCCTGTAGCTGGAACTATTACTGTATCTACTGATTCGTCTAATATTGCTTGTTCATAATGCCAAACATTTATTAGATTCATCTGCTTGGCTTTAATAAGAGCATCCATTAAAACACTTTGCGCTTCGTCTAGTCCTGGCACCATTGTGATGTTTTTTAAAGCATATTCAAATGCCTTAGTGGCTCTTGTGGGATAACAAAATCCTCTGCTAGGCAACCTAACATCTAAAATATATTCATTTAGGTGCGGAGGATATCTCCAATCCATATCCCAGTTGCTGGTACTATAGCCATTTAGAAGACAATGTTCTATAAGTTTGGTTCCAAAGGCATCTTGTCGTGTTACTTTGTTTTCGCCTAAGGTAAAATACAACGGAGCATGACCGTCATGCATGTCTTCTGTACTTCGCAGTATTTCCCAACTTTTGGTTTCGCCGGTAGAAAAATCTAACTTTGTAAATGCTTGTGTGTTTATAATAAAGAACTGTTCGTGCATCCACGGAGTCTCGTCACCGTGCTGCAATAGATTTCCCATGAGGCCAATATTCTCATCAATCTCGTGTATTTTTTTCCATAGATGATCTCGTTCTATGATTATGTTACCTGCTGTTACTACTATGAGATAATCGTATATTTCTAAATACTTATTTAGGTCATGATAATCTGCTATTTCATGTACTGGATAACCCGACATATTGAGAGTTGCCAAAAATCTTTTGGTTATTCTCATCATTTTGTCGTTTAACCATTTACTGCTAGAAAAGCTCGGTACTAAAAAGAAACTGACCTTGTTCATTTGATTCCTCTAGTGCATCTATCATTAACTGTTTCCATTCATCAGTACTGTCGTAATGATGCACGATTAAATGATATCTGTCTTGGTTACTGTTGTTTTTTACACTGTGTTCGTAGCTGAGATTCATTGCATAAGCATCGCCAGGATTGAAGTTTACCGTAGATCCGTCTTTCCAGTGCCAAACACAGTCTTGGGGGTTTGTTAGCGCAATATTGATTGCTCCGAGAACACTATGAGTAGTATCGATGTGAGGTTCTATATATCCACCTGGTTCTAATAACATAAATCTTACTCTTGCATAGCTATTACTAGGGTATACCGTTTTTAACCAGTTTGTTGTTACCGGACACAAGTCTGCTATTTCTGTATATTCCATATCAAAGGCGGCATCTCTAGCTGACGAATATTCTTCGTAACAGTTCCAAGCATACGGCTCTGTGCTAGATTTTCCAATAATAGGTAAACTATGCCAGCCACTTGTAACATATGTGCTTCTATAAGGTACAAACTTTTCTCTTAGCCGCTTTGCTTCTATTGCCATTACTTCATGCGGTACTTCTATATTTAACTTTAAACAACGAGCTGTAGATAAAAGATATTCTCTGCCATTAAACATATATGTACTTAACTGTTATCATATGTATTCTTTGTAATACTGATGTTGATAAATATCTTTATGATAAAAGGTATCGGCGGTAAGCCTTACATAAACTTAGACCAATATTTGGATATAGATGGATTTCAAAAATTGCATCCAGAAATCTGCAAAGGATTTGCACTGGCTAGAGAATATGCCAAAGAAGGAACTTGGATGACTCCCGGATTTAACTTTGACGATATGAGTTATATTGTTAATTGGAAACCTATATATAAGGCATTTGCAGAATTCCAAGAGTTACCAGACGACAACCCTATTAAAGTTCACGGAATGGAAATATTTCCCAAAGATTTTAAGGACTATCGTCAAAGAAATATGTTTACAAGATACCTGAAAGGTGCATTAGGAGCAAACGATCCTTACATTTATTATTTCCTCTGGGAAGAAGGAAGCTGGGACGAACGTAATGCTGAAAGAGCTCCAACTGAAGAACAACAATATTTTCCAGGAGTGGTTCGCTGGGTGGAAAATCTCATTGATGAAAGTATTATTGATCGGATTGGGCGTGTTATATTCTTCCATTGTGATCATAACGGACATGCATTCGAGCACAGGGACCTAGACGGCAGACATGGCGACGACCAAGGTTATAGTCCGCACAATAATGAGTTTATACATATACGCTACCGTACAAAAAGAGGGTTTTATATTTGGGATCCAGAAGAAGAAAACAAATACTACATTAACAGTAATGCTGCTTTTTGGAATGATCAAGATTGGCACGGAGGCGAAGGATCTAAAGAACAAGAATACGGTTTAAGAATAGATTGTACCTTTACTCCAGAGTTTAGAAAAACTTTAGGTATAGATCATTTAGACAGTTACTAATGAAATATTCAAAGGACACAATCTGTCCATATCCTTTTAACTATATTAGCACAACTAACAGCGGCACATTTCGTACCTGTTGCGAAAGCTTAGGTATCGGAGTTTCGGCAGAAGATTATAATGCAGACGAAGTTTGGAATGGAGATTTTTACAAAGGATTACGTAAAGATCTTATTAACGGAATACAACACCCTAACTGTGCAAGATGCTGGAAAAATGAGCAACAAGGTCTTATTTCTACAAGACAAAAAGAAGTACTAAGCTACGACGAAGACTATCTTATTTCTCTGATAGACAAAACAGACGAAGACGGTTATTTAGATTATACTCCAGAAACATTTGAGTTTAAGATAGGTAATCTATGTAATCTCAAATGCATTATGTGTACGCAGATGGAAAGTTCCCAACACGAAGCGGAACTAGTATTTTTTAGACAAAAACAAGTAGACCTTCCACAGACTCTAAACTACATAGAGGAACACGTACGAGATAAAGATCAGATTTATCGTTATCAAAAATCTCAACAGAAAAAAATGTTAGATAGATTACTAACTATAATGCCCAATCTTAAACTTCTTAAGATAGTAGGCGGGGAACCTTTTATAAATCCGCTGACCAATGACATATTAGATCTTGCAATAGAACACAATCATCATAAAACAATATCTTTAGAGATTATATCCAACCTCTATCAAACAGATTTTAAATATATACAAAAGGCTAAACAGTTCAAAAATTTTAGACTTTTATGTAGTATTGATCATATAGAACAAGAAAAATTCAACTTTATAAGATTCCCCTGTAAATATACCGAAGTAGAAAATAATTTTTTCAAACTATTACACGATACAGAAATAGATTTAGAAATATCAGCTACATTTAACATTTTTAATATTTTTGACATGAAGGAAATTCTACAACAATTTGAGTTTTGGTCTAAACAGAGAGAAAAAGAACTTCCTGTTAGAATAAATTATGTAGACGAACCAAGATATTTTTCGTTTCAATACCTTTCACCGGAGCTAAGACAACAAGTAGAGATATTAGTAGAAAGGGTAGTTTTGGAGTTTGAATCTAGTAAGCTTTTTGCAGAAAACAATCAGTTATATGATTATCTTAAAAGCACAAAGAACTTTATAAAACACCCTCCTGAGGATTTTAAAGAAGTTGTAGAAGAAAGATCAAGAGTGTTAAAACTTTATGATAATACTCGCGGTACAGACTATAAATCTTTATTTTTACATTTAAACACGCTCTAGTCCGGGCACTCCGCCATTGGTAATTTCGTAAACCTTTGGCAAAAATGCCCGTCTAGTAATAATATCGTTAACCGCATAGATTATTTGATCTGCTTCAACTTCGGGAATATTGTTAGAACCTTGGCCAAACTTTGAAACGTTGATTATCGCACTGTTCTTTATTGAAGAATGCACATATTCTAAAAAAAGCTTATGAGCAATATATTCATGAGTGCCATAATATTTCATTTGATTCCAGGAAAACTTTGTTATTAAACTGCCAAAACTTATATTGATTTTTGCCTTACTTCTTTCCAATAAGAAACTTTGGACAAATCCAAGATGAGCAATATTCAAAAAAACATCTGCAGAATTTGTTAATTGAACTAACCTATCCTGTTGCTCTTCTTTATATAAATCCCAGCCATATAATCTGCTTATAGGAGTTACATTATAAATAACTTTATAATGATCGTATAACATTTTGCCTATAGGACTAGTAGCTCCAGTTAAAACTATATTCATTATATTCCCCAAACATTAAACAAAAATTTTGTTGATAGACCGGCATTTGACCCTGCATGCCAACTGGATCGTTCTGGCCATTTATATATTGCACCTTTATATTCATTGTAAAAGCAATGATCATCTACTACAAAAAAATGCCCGGGCTGAGGATCTGTAATATGACAATGAAATCTTTGAACAGTTTTTGTTTCGCCTATAGTCCGATATTCGTCGGTGATATCCCAATGCCAAGGCGCCATATGACCAGGTTTAATGCTGCTGATCCAACAGAAATAAGACTCCTCTAGTCCAACATATTTACAGAATTGGGTTAAAACCGTCATTTCAAAATCTTTACCCGGAAAATACATTCCCCAGCCCATGCTTCCGCCTTCTGACAATAGGCAGTGTCCGGCGGACCTTATCGCAGAGGCAACATTATATGCTCCTTCTACATTAGCTGTGTTTACATCATGTGTAGGACCAACATAAGACGGCTCTGTATTTGTAATCTGTTGGACTACTTTATCCCAATCTATAATTTCGGAACAATTACCAATATAATCAGCCACAAATAAAATTTTCCGGCCAATTGCCAACATTTTTTTGGATGGCAATATTATACGATTTAACGATATCCAAATAATTTCCTACAAAAGGAAATCTTTCTTTATCGTGAATAGTAGATTCAATATCTGCTTTAAGTATTTTTTCTTCGCCGTGAGCAATTGCATAATTGTCTATAAGAAAAAAATCTTCATTTTTATAGAAAAATGTGTGAGGATAAAAATTAAGTTTGTAAATTCCATTATCTTCTAAATCTTTTTTAATTTCTAAAATTTTTTGTTTATAGTTTTTTGGCAATCTGTTAAAATGTATCATATGATTAAGATTGTCTTCATATGCTAAAGAAACTAATCGTTGTTCTTCGTCCACTTCAGTAATTTGCGGAGCATAGGGTTTATTTTTCAACATTTCTATACCCAAAAGCTCACGCCGAAACCAATATTCAGATTTAAAATACATTGTATAAATGGTACTATCATAATATGCATCGTATACATCATTAGCATTTGCATAACGCCCTTCTGTGTCATATTTGAAAAACTTTTCTTTATTCATATGTTACCACCATGTTTTCTAAGTTAAGCGTCTTAAAATTTCCAAGTAGACTTTCGCACAACTTAAACGAAGCAGTGCTTCCATCAAATTTGAAATTTGAAATTTTTCCTGCTTTGTTTGCTGAATTCAAGAATGGACTTATATTCTTATCAAAAATATATCTTCCATTTACAACCTGAGTGGTTATAGATACAAAAACGGAAGCTGTGTTGCTACTCTTTAATAACTCGCGCACTACTAGCTGCATTCTTGCATGATCTCCAAAATTTACAGCAGTATGTACAACTCCGGCATCCATATACCACCAACTTGCATCCTTTACCAATTCATACATGTTGTGTAAATTTAAATCTATTAAAAAACACTGCTCACCTGATAAGTTCATATGCCAGCGGTTGTCAATATCACTATGTGCCATATAACAGTCGCCGGGTTGCATTATAATAATGCGTGCTTCACCTTTTCTACCTTCTAAACTATTGTATAATTTTTCAAGTGGAGTATCCTTGTATTCTCTTTTTAGGTTCCACTTGTCATAGAAGAAATCTCCACTAGGCTCATTTAGAATCATTTTTATTTTATCGTCATAGTTAATGTATGGATACTGTGTTAAAATATATTTGTAACAATCTTGAATATTTTTGTTATTTACTGAACAGGAAGTCTTTGTTAGCATATACTATTTATCAGTTCGTTAACAGACAAAAAATTGTATTGGTAAATAATTTTATGCTGATAGACCAAGTCGAAATACCTATACATTCAAAATGGAGCCGTATAGGAATCAGTGTAAGCGGCGGGGCCGATTCTGCATTACTAGCTTATTTAATATGCAGTAATACTGATGCTGATATAATTATAACAAATCAAATTAGATGTTGGAAGACCCGGCCGTGGCAAGAATATGTAGCGGACACTGTAATTAGTTATTTGCAATCTAAGTTCAGTAACATAAAATATGTAGAAAAAAATTTTATACCTCCAGATCTAGAATGGGGTAGAAATGGTCCAAATATAATTGACGAGTACGGCAAATTGAAAAGCGGCAACCAAATAATTTTAAGAAGTTTTAACGAATATATCGGACACAAGTATAATCTTGATGCTTGGTTTGCGGCTATAAACAAAAATCCTAGTATAGATATTCCCGGTGCATTAGAAGATCGTAATCAAGGACATGTTTCTCCCGCAATGACACACATGGGGATATCTGTCTATCATCCCTTTGTACACATAATGAAAGATTGGATCATTAAACAATATTATAATTTAAAAATTGAAGGGTTGTTGGCTTTAACTAGAAGTTGCGAAGGTGATAAGATAGATTATCCACATATATTCAACGACTTAGATTATACAACATATACACCTGGACAAATTGTTCCTACTTGCGGAGAATGCTTCTGGTGCAAAGAAAGAGAGTGGGGCATTGAGCAAGCAACCAAATAGTTGTACATTCTGTATGCATCCTTTTACTGGACTTGCTACACGTGAAGACGGCGCTATTAAAGTATGCTGTCGCAGTCAGCCCGTCGGCTGGATACAGAAAGAAAGTTTAGAAGAGGCATGGAATAATGATGCCATGCGTGAAGTGCGTAGGCAGGTTTTAAACAATGAAAGACCCGATGTTTGTAAACCCTGCTTTGACCTTGAAGATCAGGGTGTCGAGAGCTTACGACAGCGTCACACAGCGGGCGTTATACCCGAAGCACGTAGCAACTTATATCCCGACGCATTAGATGCGCTAGAAGACGATTATACTATGCCTTTTGAATTTCCCACAATGGAAATCAAACTTAACAATCTTTGCAATCTAAAATGTCGCATGTGTAATCCACTTGACAGTACTAGTTGGAAGGATTGGGGCGCAATACGAAGCCATTATGAGAAAGAAAATAACTACCTTATTCCCACAGTGGACGCATTAGTTGACACTCCTGGACAGTATATAGGTCCTTTTGACAACAGTGACAATTGGTGGAACAGTTTTGAAAAACTCCTACCTCACTTTAGGCGTGTTGAATTTGCAGGCGGTGAGCCCCTGATGGATCCTTACCACTATAAGATTCTTGACAAATTAGCACAGTATGGTGAGAACATAGAACTGAAATATGCAACTAATGGAACCACATTAGGAATTAAAGGCGGACGTACAATACACGACTACTGGCCCAAGTTTAAAAGCATTGCTGTAAACGTAAGCATAGACGGCATACACAATGTTTATGAATATATTAGAGGCAATGGCAAGTTTTCGGAAATAGAAGAAAATATAAAGGTATTTAAATCGTTTCCTAATGTTAGTAGAGTGGTAGGTGCATTTACAGTACAAGCAAATAATATCTTACAGATTGCAGAAGTAATAGATTACTTCATAAACAAAATGGGCATAGTGTTCTATTCTCATCGCGTTAATTATCCAAGAGCATTGAGTGCGCAAACTTTACCTCTGCCGTTAAAGAAAAGAGTTATCGCAGAACTAGAAGATATGAAAACAACAGTTTTAGAATATCCAATGGTAAAAGAACATAAACTTCTAGAACAAGTGACCCTGCAACAAATACAAGATAACATAAATTTTTTACAAGCAAACGATCTTAGCGAGTTTTGGCAAGATTGCATAGACTTCAATTTAAGCTTAGATGCCACTAGGAATCAAGAGTTCTTTTCAGTTAATCCCGAGTTTAAACGTTATGCTTAAAATAACAATCACTAATGGTAAGGAAGACTATAATTTATACTTTAATGTTCGTGATACGGATATTGCAAAAAAATGGCTAAATGAAGTACAAAAGAACTACTGTTTAGACGCTATCGATAGATTCACTAATTGGGGATATAAGAATATTATAAATGAGTTGAATGAAAAAATAGATCATATTAACTCCTATGAAAAACTTATTAACTACAAAGTTGACAAAAATACCAAACAGAAGGATTTGAATTATCTACATAAATTTTTTGAAGATTTAAAAGGGGGAGAAGGCAATTCAGAATGGTATAACAATGCGCCCGATGATATTCAGCATTCAATAAGTAAATTGAATATTTTAATTCACGAATTAGAATCTCAGATTCGAAAAAGCGATCATCCTACTATTGTTGTAACCTACAAAAATCCTCCACTGCTGAAATTGACAGATAAAGATGTAAAACATTTTACCTTTAAATGGTCTCATGGAACAATCTACATAAATTACCCTCATGTAGGGAAACCAATATTAGATGTGTTTAAAGATAGAGACTCTATTGCAGAAGTTATTCTTCCTCAAAGCCATTACAGTGCAGATTTTATGATAAAGTTTGGTCCTTCTGTAAGTACACTACACTTTTTTGCTAGAAAAATTCTTATAAAGTTTTGGTTATGTTTTCAAAAGTTTAATTTTGAAAATTTGAATTTAGGAATGATTCCTGTTGCAGATATTAACCACAATGTAGAGTTAGAATATCTTTATAAGTTTGATAGGATAAAGGATGTATGCGTAATTTAGTCAGTAGATGGGGTCATGAAAAATTTGTCAAGATTGAATGGAACATAGGTAAAAGATGTAACTTAGACTGCGCCTATTGTCCTCCTAGCATACATGACAACTTCAGTCCACACAGAGAAATTAAACACATGCTAGATGCTGTAGATAAACTAGACGACTTAGCAAATCCAGTGAGACTTAGTTTAACAGGTGGTGAGCCTAGCGTACACCCACAAATAGAAGAATTAATCTTACACATAAAACAGTCTGAACACATAGACTGGCTAAGCATGACCACAAATGCTCTGCGGCCTGTTCGCTGGTATATTGAACAGCCTGTAAATCAATATGTGTTCAGCTTGCACTTTGATAACGCACAATGGTCTAAAAGTTTAAACAATGCAATTAACGTCGGTAAAGAATACGATAGACAAATTGTAGCTCATGTAATGGCACATCACGAACACATGGATAAAGTTAGACAGGCATGGGACATGTTGCGCACTATGAATATTCCCGCTGTAGTAAGAAGAATAAGATGGACAGAAGGCGATCATGACTGGTTTGATGATTTACGATATAAGCCTGAGGACTTAGACTGGATTTTAAGCACTGAAGGCACTGTGAAAGAAAACGTAGTTGACGAGGACGGCAATCTATATGTGGCTAACGATATAATCAAAACTCATCAAAACCAATTTAAAGGATGGACTTGTAATATTGGCTTAGAAAGTTTAATGATAAATTGGGACGGTGATGTTCATCGTGCAACTTGCCGAGTCGGCGGCAGTTTGGGAAATATTTATGATGGCAGTTTTGAAGTGCCAGAGGATGCGGTAATTTGTACTCGTAATTGGTGTACCTGTGCCGCAGACATTCCTATATCTAAGAGCGCCACTTAGTTATGTGTGTGTCTGGTTGACAACCGCAACTGTTAAACGGACAGGTAATTGTATCCAGATTAAAAGCAACTTTATTAAATTGGGTTTCAAAATCTTCGCTAAATACATTTAAATTGGTATCTTTAAACAATTGCGCCTGACAAGACCCCTTTACTTGTCCGTCATATTCAATAACTAAATTTTCTAATCCTACATTACAATTCCATCCTGTATAATAATTAGTTCCTTCATTAATATAATCGCTTGTTCTTTTTGGCTCTACAGAAAACTCATCATAAATTGCTACACTGTCATGCACTCTAAAATTTTGCATATGGCTTAACAAAAATTTACTATCCGGCAATCTTTTTAAATCTGGAGTCATATAAGATTTTTGTTCATCGGTGTAACTTTTACTATCTTTTCCTGCAAAATCTACAATAGGTTTTACTTCTATGAACCAAGGATATTTACTTTTTTGCATTTCCTGTTCTATCTGTTTACATTTATTGAATTCTTCTGCATCCATTAAAATCAGTGCAGTGCAGGATATGTCTTGCGAATACAAATAATCTAAAACTTCGATTGAATGAGCAATGTTTGCAAATTCATGATGAACGCTAAGAGTTACCTTATCTAGATATTGAGAGTTGTCTGCCCACCATCTCAATGTACGACTGCCGTTAGTTGTTACAGTGAGTTCAACATTGTGTGTTGCTTTAATACCTTTGCAAAATTCGTTAAAGTGCGGCCAAAGTGTAGGCTCGCCGCCCCCAACAAGATTAATATCAAATTTGGTTTTATTATACTTTTCTTTATAGAGATCAAACAATAATCTAAAATTTTTGATAACCGTATCTATGTTTTTAGGATAACGGTAGACAGCATCTTTACTATTGGGAAAACAATATGTACACTCAAAATTACATATGTCTGTTGGCCAAAATCTTACATCTAAGACTTCCTTTGGTTGCAAATTAACAATTCTAATAGGTTGATTTTCAATAATTTTAATTTTATCTGTCATAATAAATGTGCTAATTCTGGAAATATTTTCTTTGCATCTAATCCACGAATATCGTCTAACTTATTAGTATATTCTTTGAATCCCGGAAGCAGATGACTGTTGTCTTGTGCATCCATATGATCAAGAACTGCTTCCCATCTACGCCATCCGTAAGGATTAATTTTCCAGAAGTCGTCGTCCTGTCTGTAGTTCTTCCAAAGCCAGTCTTTGAAATTCATATATAAATCGCGAACTTCTTGTTTGTCTTCTTTGGGAAGTATTTGTATACTTAGAAATGTAGGTATGTATAGCAGATGCATATTCACCAGTCCACCACCCATTTGTACACCTCCCGGAACTGTGCCACTGTTTAACTTTTTGAATCCGCTTTCTACTTTCCACTTCATGAAGTCGGGTAGGTGTTTTACATTGAATATTTGAATTGCTGTTGCAAGACTTGTCTGTATATTATCAGGCGTATTATCTAGTAAATGTAGTGTGCGATCCACAGTGTCCCAATCTGTAGGGAAGCGAATGTATTCATCCCGTTCGTATGCAGCATCCATGCTTACTGCAAACTTAACCTTTTTAAACTTGCTCCACAATTCAATTAAATCTTCATCTACTAATAGTCCGTTAGAGTTATATCTTAACAAAATCTTATCTTGATATCCTTGACGTACTATTTCCTCTATAAACTGTTTGTGTTCTTTGATCATTAGAGGTTCGCCGCCGGCAAAGTACACTTGTTTTAGATTTGGTATTTGACGATACATTTCTTCCCAAAATGTATCTTTCTCGTGCCACTTGTTATTGAACTCAGATTGATCCCATTGCATCTGTTGCTTAACTTCATCTATCTGAAGCACAGGAATTAGTTGCTTCCAATCTTTAACCCATTTTGAACTGTCATGGGGCGAACACATTACGCACTTAATATTGCAGGTATGTCCTAGCCTTAGATCAAGATACACCAATTCTTCAGGCACAGTGCCATCTTCTTTGGTCTGTCTTATAAGTTCAGGAATATCTACTCCATCTTCGTGCCATGTCCCTGTTTCCCAAACACGTTTGCTTACTACTCCTACCTTTTCTTCTTCGAAGCACTTACGACAACTGTTAGGTATTTCTCCTTTTAACATAGTTGTACGAACACTTTTCATGTATTCATTGTTCCATGCCTCCATAGGAGTTTCTCTGCCAAAGTTTGCAGGGCGGCCATGTTCCATTTTAACAAGGCCTACTTCGTGATCTTCTCCTGCACCGCTAGCATTTGCGCTACAACACAATCTCATATCCCCGTTCGGACGAGTAGCGAAATGTATCCAAGGTAATACACAGAATGTAGGAGTTCCTGCAACACTTTCTATATCTCTTTGATATTTTCCTAATTTAGAATTTTCTGCATTATACCAAAATTTAGACATTCTGTTTTCCTATAATCATATAACGATCGTATTTGGGCAATTCTAATTTATCTGAGAATATAATATCTAAATTTGCCTTCTGTTCGAAATTTTCTAAACTGTCTGCACAATTTATGTGTTCATCTAAATCAAAATAATTGTTGCTCTGTAAAACGTACAAAGAACTGTTAGGCTGAATATACTGCCAATAATAGTAATTCAGTTGCGGAATATGTTCACAGCTTGTATTTATAATCACATCTGCTTGTTCTACATGTTTACACATGTCTGCGGTTACTGCACGAAATCTGCCCTCTATTTCGTACCTCTTATTGACGGTGTATGCTGTTTCTTCACAAGCAGGATCTATGTCCACGCTGGTTATTCTATCCACTTGTATATCGCTGTTAAAGATAAGACTGGCTAATACACCGTTCCAGCCACCGTGAATAACGATGTGTTCCCATTTTTTGTCTTGAAATTTCTGTAGATTTTCAATCAACCAAATCTTACTATTAACTTGCCCTTTCCAAAAACTTTCCAGTGTTCGGTACCGATCGTCACTGTTGCGGATTGCATCCATCCAGAACAACACATCTTGTATATCAACTTTCATATTTTACCTTTGGCAATTTACTATCGGCAGAGCTTACACAGGACTTTGTTATACATTTACGAGGCTTGTCAAATATCTTAAATCCATCTTCAAGTGTTCCAATGGTCTCGTCATCGCAACTGTAACTTCTCTTTACTTCTGTGTCTCTTATTACTATCCCTTGGTATCCTGCGTTACAAGTCCATCCTTCGAACTTATTAAAATCAAATGCGTTAAACCTTTCTGCTTGATCAAGATAATACTTATTATGTTTATCATCTTCCAGTTCGACCTGATATAAAGGAATGAGTTTTTTATACTCATCGGGGATTATTTGAGGGAATCCTGTTTGCATAAGGTCACGCTGTTCTTGTGTATAGCCGTCCACAATAAAACTCGCTGTAGGGTCGCTTTGAGGCTTTAACGTGACGTTTATACCTCTATCTGAAAGTCTATGGCATCTATTGTAATACTCGTCAAACATACCAGGAACCATAACTTGGTTTACGGTTACAAACACTCCTGCATCTGCTAGCATAAGACATTTATCACCAAACTCTGTTTCATCTGCGTATTCGGCATGGAAACTGGCAGTTATACTTCTACGTTGTAGACTTTGTGTAGTGGTCAACCATCTATCCCACCACTTAGGTCCCGGCGAAATATTTGATGTCATATGTATGCTTTGATATTCTGGGACAGTGTCATTTGCATAATATTCGATAACATCAAGAAAGCCTTTAAGTGCCGTCGGTTCACCGCCACTGAAGCTAAAATGGAAGTCTGTAAAGTCATTAGCTCTTGCCTGTGCCTTGATACTATCAATGGTGTTTAAGTATAATTCTAGCGGTTTCTTATCTGGGACACTAGATCTTGCGTATGGCCAGCAGTATGAGCAGTTATAATTACAATATCTTGTGGTTATCCAGGAGACAGTGAAAAGACGATTATCTAGAAGGGTTTTCTGACCAAATCGAACTATATTGTCCCACGGAATGCTTTGAAAGTCTGTCATTTTCTTGTATCGTATAACGCCTTAGAACACACTTTTACGCATGTCATACATTTGTTTTGTCCTTCCCAGTAAGAATTTAATGTTTCAAACAACATTAGATTAGGAATGTTTAAAACTCCGTCTTGACATTTTGGTATACCTACAGCATTCATTATGTCTTTGGAATTTTGTACACTGAGGTTTCTAAGGACATGTATAGGAAGTTGTTCTTCAACTGGTGTTTCTAAATAATCTCCACCTATCCAGCAACAAGGAAATACACTTCCATAAGGATCCACATATATTCCTTGATCAGTTTCGCACAATGGCGTTATTTCTGCATTTTCTAACACAGTGTCCCGTACTTTTTTGTCTACTAAAACGTCTAGCCTGCTGTTAGGAGTCTTTTTGTATTCCTGCCGCTGTGCAGGTTCTAAGTCATATAAATGAATACCGTTTTCATTTTGTACAGGAAATTTTTCCATTTCATAGAAACGAGTTGTGCTTACAAAATTAACCTGCTCTACTCCTAAATCTAACAGGAACTTTTCTAGTTCTTCTGTGTCATGTTCGTTGTGTGCGAACACAAGACTATCTACACGGGCCGTTCCGCCTGCATCTATAAATGCTGTTAAGTTCTGTATTACTTTGTCAAAATTAGTGTTGCGTCTATAAATTTCATGTTTTCCTTTAAAGCCGTCAACAGCAAACACCACCTGAACGTTTTGCTCAGCTAATTTTTTCCACCATTTTGTATCTCGCATGCCGCCGTTCGTATGTATAGCGAGTCTTACACCTGGGTTGCAGGATCTAACATAAGAGTAAATTTCCAAACAGTCTTTTGCAAATGCAGGGTCACCGTAATTGCCACAACTATAGAAATTGTCTAATTGAGCTAAGAACTGAGGCGGAAACCAAGATTTAAAATCGTTAATGCCGATATCGCCATTTTTAATAAACGGTCTGGTTGCGCCGCCATGATAATTTCTAGCACACATAGGACATTGTGCTTGACACTTATCAGTTAGTTCTATATGAACTGTTTTTATATTTTTAACAAGTTGCATCGAATTTTTCTTTTAGCCAATCGAAGTCATTTATAAGAGAGATATTTAATCTATTATTTTCACCGTATGCTTTTCCTGCTGTTGCTCCTAAAATAGCATATTCACCAAACGGTCTGTTGTGTCCTACGGTTGTCCAGATTTTAAGTCTCTGATTTGTTTCTTCCTCATTTTGTCTGTCGATGGCTCTTGATGCAAGTTTAGCACACTCTCTAAATGCACTTTTCCAAGTATTAAAGGGATCAGTATTAAAAGCTGTTATATTAGATATTTGTTGCATTGGTTTAAAATACTTTCCAATGCTTGTTGTCATATCCGGACTGTCAACTCTCATATTTTTCGTTAACTTTCTAGGAAGTAATTTAACGCCTCCATAACCGTATGTTAAATCATTTATTGGATTTATACTCCGCCAAACATGCACTGTTTCTATATCAAAGTCATCAACTATATGCGAAAAATTAAAATCGTCTTGTATAACAGCATCGCCGTCTACAACCCAAAACATTTTAGTAAAACATTTTTTGGCGGCGGCGATATGTGCTTGATGTATTCCCTTAACACCGTTAATTCTTTGTGCTCTTGAGAATTTGCTCTTTAAATTAATCCAATTTTCTTCTGCATTAGGTTCATTATACGATATGAAAGCTATATCATACATACAATTAATGTCCTTCCATATAATCTTTAAGAGTAAACTGTGTACCGAGCATATAGTCTGTACTAGCAGCCGGGTCATTACTCCATACAAGCACTTCGGGATCTTCGTATAAGAAATCACAATTCTTGCAGTATTCGATGCTGTCAAAGTTTTTCTCGGCATGGGCTTTACGAAGCTGGCGGTATTCTGTTCCATTCCATATTTCTTCGATGGTTTGTGTTTCCGCATGTCCGAGCACACTTAGACTTTCGTTCGGTGGACCCATTGTTTGGCAACAAGGAGTGACTGCTCCTTTAAGTCCTCCGTTGCCACCGCTTCTAATAGTAATCTCCGGAGCAAAAGGTCTACCGCATGTTCTTCGCTGACTAGGATCTCTAACGTATAACGGCTGGTAGTTGCCGCTCCAGTTATGCATTTTCCAAATATAACCGAGCACTCCGGTCGGTCCTATAAAGTTATTTCGATACTGATCAACTTCATATTCTACTTGTGTGTTATCTAATATCAAATGGTAACTTGATAAAGTGCATTTTGCATCTTGTTGTTTGATATATTCTTTGGCCTTTGTTACATTTGTTTTTAATAGATCAAAGTTATCAACATCCATCCATTCTTTATACTTTTCTCTGTCGTAACCTATACAACTAAACCGAGCAAAGGTAAGGCCGGCGTCAACACAATCTTGCATAAAGTGTCCACTAAAGAAACTGCCGTTGGTGTACATAAAACTAGGAAGTCCTCTCTTCGTGCACTCTGCAATGTATAAAGGCAAGTCTTTAGCCATTGTGGGTTCGCCCGAACCTTCTAGATTAATTACAGGCTTACCTGGTAGTTGATCAAGAATGTTTACAAACATATCCAAAGGCATCTTACGTGTCCACTCTTTGCCACGACCTGTAGTTTGAGGACACATTTGGCATGTATAGTTGCATCCGCCAAATACTTCTATGACTGCTCGTTCCAGTTTAGGCACCGACATTTGTAATTTTTACTCCATGGTCGTTATAGTAATCATAATTCGGCAATAAAACTAACCCTTTTAGGATATTTTCAAAATCATCTGGGTTTTTTAAATTTAATTTTAATGTTTTGGATTTATTTTTGTTATTATTTTTTAAAACCCAATCGGGTACGTTTCCTTGCACATTAGTAGTTTGCCAAAAATCAATAATTCGCTTGGATTCTTTTCTTACACTGTTGGTAAGCCTTCCTTGGTCAAAATGTACATGGGGTATTAAGCTTCCCCACTCGGCACAAACTACCAAAAATATGCCGGTATTTGGAAAATATTCATTTAGTTCCTCTTCGCTAGAAAATGTTTTTTTAAATTGGCAAGATTTGCCTTTAGTATTGAAGGCTAGAGCGAGGATAGTATCAGGGCCAAAAAGTTTATAAACAATTTGTCTAGATCCGCCGGGATGGATCTCCCAAATCTGCTTAGGCGGATTATATATAGCACCAATAGGATTTTTAAATATATAATCAGCCTGTATATATTCACGAGCAAGCCATACCAATTTTACATAATTTTCAATATTTGCTCTCCACTTTGTTGGGTCGTTATCCATAATATCTAAGTAATTAGGTAAATGCATACCTGTGGTGAAGAAATTTTCAACAGTTTTAGGCAAATAATCAAAAGATCTGTAGTTAAAATCATTCTTAGAAAATTCTGCTATACCTAAACTTTCAGTTGAATGCTTGTATGTGAAAAAAAGATTGCTGTGAGTTTCTATTTTAGGAAGAGTTTCGTATACCATTAAATAGCTCCTTGTGTAATCTATTAGCAAAGTACTCATGAACTTTTTCTACAAAGTGCCCACCAGGTAACCCATGATGTTTGATATTGTGATCAGAGAGTCTAAACTTAGGATTTATAATATTTCCACATAGATGAGTTAATCCGTGTCTCTCATCGTTAGTATGATATGTACTTTGATCTTTAATTCCCCATGACCACAAACTACTGTCAAAAAACATCACAGGAATTTTATGAGCATCTAAGAATCCTTTTAATCCTTGTATGTGGCAATAGCTATGCCAGAATAGATCATAATAATCATAGTGAGTTAACACATATTTTCCAAATTGTGCCTTTTCTTTCCTTTGTTTTTCTAACCCATTAAAATGAATTGTTTCGTAATTATATTCATTTGACCAATCAGCATCTTGAGAAATAGGTGCTCCGAACCTCAATGGATGAGTAATCATAATTAAACAAGCTAACTCAGTTGACGGTGTGCCTTTATTAAGCTCTCTTATAACTGTCATAAGAATTCTGTGACAAATATCCTGATTAGATGCTCCAGGAGAGGCTGTATTCTCAACAGTAATTCCTATTTTTTTGGAAAGTATTGCTGGCCAAGCGCGGTTTTTTCTAATATCATCATACTTAAAACTATCATCTCGAGAAAGTTTTTTTAACTTTTCCTTATATCTTTGCCAAGCATTTTTTCTTTCATTTTCGTTTGCTCCATCTTTTACTATTGCAGAATATCCCGGAATGTGCAAATCTCCGTCTAGTTCGTCGCCGGCTGTAAAGCTATCACCTCCTACTATAATTTTTTTAATTTGTTTCATACTGTTCGGGCTATAACATTTTCATTTAATTCTTTGCAACTGTTATAAAATTCTGTGTATTCTGGAAAAGTTTCTAACAAGTTTGTATCTAACCTGCGATCATTTTCTGAAAAGAATTTGTAGAAATCTCTTCTTCCTTGCAATATCTTATCCTGGGAGATAGGATTTTGAAATGCGTAATCCCTTACTCTGCGCATTTTTTCTAATTCTACATCGGCAAAAAATTCTTTGTGATCGATTATGAACTGTAAATTGTTATCCATGTGTTCTTCTAAAAAATCTTGCGGTAAAATATTTAACATCCAATGAGGAGGTTCTTTTAGATACGGTATATCAATTTGCAGAAGCCGTTCCTTGCCTTGCTCTAGGAGTTCTTTCCGCCAGTGAATTACTCTATTCAAAAAATTTGTATATGTAGCAACGCATAGCACATTAAAAGTACACATTATACCAACCTTGAATCCTCTATCTAATGCTTGCTTAAAATTCTTTTCCCAGTGGTCACATTGTAATCCAGTACGCATATACTCAGCCTGGGGGCCCCACCCTTCGATACTGGTAAACATACTGAAACTTTTAATCTTTTTTTGATCTAATAAACTTTCTACTCTATCATACATCTTACTGACTTTATTTTCAGTTACACCAAGGTTTGAATTTATACTTATTTCTAGCTGAGGGGCAGGCTCGTCTTCTAACAGATCAAAAAACTGCATTGCTCCTGGATTCATTAAAGGCTCTCCCCCTGTGATTCGTAAAGTCCATAAATCTTTACGCAAATCTGGCCACCACTTCCAGAAAGCTTCTATGTAAGGATTATCATCTTTGGGCCCATAATACGTGCCGCTTTCTAAGAATTCAATGCCATATTGATTATAAGACAAGTCATAATTTCCATGCTTTTGAATTTCATCCATCCATAGTGTACTAGCTTGGGGACAACAATACCCGCAACGATAATTACACCCGTTTCCAAAACTAATTTCTAAATATTTAGGATTTATATCCTTGTCCCAAGACATTTTGCCTAGTTTTTCGATTTCATTAACTGCAAAATTACTCGAACTATGAATCATTCTATCTGATATATGTTCACCTTCTAAATCTTCAATATTCCAGCAATAGTAACATTCGTCTGGCCGGCCGCCTTCCAACATTATTTTTCTTTGTTGTTTTTTCCATTCAGTATTATGAAGGGCACTTGGATTGGCCTTGACTTCGTGCACAGGAATATGATGGGGTCTAGGATGATAGCAACTGTGATTGTCACCAGTGTGCAGATATAGTGTTTCGTGTAACCACTTCATAGCACACATACCCGGGCCAATGTCGTTTAATCGATCTCTAGTTTTTTTTATATTATCTACATTCTGCATTTAGATTCTCACACTCTATAATAAAATTTTTTAATTCAGGAAACATTTTTCTAATATCAGTATTTCTACGACGATCGTGTTCTTTAAAGTATATATCGAAATTTTTCATTGCTATTGTTTTTTCCTCTTTATTCATAGGCGTCTTTGCCCAGTCATAAAGTCTTTGGACTTTGTCTATTTCAAAATCTTTAAACCCTTTATACCGACAGTGCGAAGTTTCTATATTCGCTTTCATAAATTCTATACTGGCAAGTAATGGCTTTAACTCGTCATCACTTGCAAGTTTCATGCTCATCCAATTTGGATCATGTAGCATTGGTGTATCAAACCAGACCAGTTGTCTGTCTGTGTTTAAATTACACCTTAGGCTGTGTATGTTGCGTATATATTCCATCCAGTTAGGCAAACTTAGAATGTTTGCTGTAATAATAAATGTGATGCTGTGTTTACTACTTTCTGTCAGATACTGTTGTATATTTTGTTTTAACACTTCAAAATCTAACCCAGATCTAATATATTCGGCTTGTTCCCCCCAGGAATCTAAACTACAAAACAACATGAAATGATCAATTGCATTTTTGTCAGTAATCTCTTTTAGTCTTTCCATAAACGTTTGCCATTGGCCTTTAGGAGGACAACAGTTACTTGTTATGCTAAGGTGTAGACTAGGATTAGGATTTTGTATAACATATTCAAAGACTTTAAACGTGTTCTTATCCATTAATGGTTCGCCGCCGGTCATTCTGAAGGTTTTTAGAGTCGGATATACTTCTGGAAACCAATCCCAGAATGCTTTTACATAGGGATTGTCAGGCGAGTTATCTATACCTAAACTGTCTACCCATCTAGGATCATTGTGTGTGCGCCCTATAAGTTCATAGCCGCCGAACTTTTTAACTTCTTTATACCATTCTGTGCTTAAATGAGGACTGCAATATGCACATTTAAGATTACATGCTTGATTAAAGTTTACCTCCATATAACGAGGTTGTGGATCTTCCTCTATTTGTGCTAAAGGAATAAGCTCGGGGTCAAACACATCTCGACTCCTATAAGCTCTATCGCTTATATTACCCTGATCTTCTATATCCCAACAAAAACTGCATTCTTCTGGACGCTCCCCTTGAAGCATTTTTTGTCGTTGTTCTTTTTTATATTTGGTATTATGAAGTGCAGAAGAGTTTTTTTGTAACTCTTCAATAGGGATAGCATGACTAGGGGGATGATAACAACTGTGAGTTTTCCCCGAAGGAATATGTATGCTTACATTATACCATTTTGCTAGACAAAAGCTAGGACTGATTTTGTTGAGCTCATCCAGAACATTTTTACTATCTTCAAAATATTGAGAGTGAAACTTGCCTTTAAGAAGCTTAACTTTGTCACCTTTTTTATCTAGGTCCATTATAATCCTTTATCTATTCTAGGCGGACTTTTATAAACACTTTTGAAAAATTTACTTTGTCCTGCGGATAGAGGATCCGCTACAGGAATATTTAGGTTTTGAGAAAGTAATTTTGTATAATTACAACTCTCGTCGTACACTTCATGACCTTCAAAATCTACAAATTCTTCGTCCCATAGATTGTTTAAATAGTCAAAATCTCTAACCTGAACATAATTCCAATCAGTGCACATTGTCTTGTAAAGTCCTGCTCGTGCACCAAGATTTGCCCAATCACCGTGCTCTACGTCCGAGCCTACCATCATCCAAATATATAACCAGTGTAAACATCTCCAGTGATTTTCGTAAAACTCCTCTACTGTGGGCTTTACTCCCTGATTTAATGCCATTTTTACACCTTCACGAAATCCTGCTCTCCATGCTTGCTGAGACGTAGCATTATTGTAAACTGTAGAAAAACATTCGTTCATTTGAATGTACTCTACATCCCAACAGAAATCAACTTGAGCGTGTGCGTTATCAGGGTCGGCATTTTCATGTGTACGCATGCTGAGTACATATTCTCTAGGCCAGCATTTTAGTCCACCGTTACCGTACATTAGATCATTAATGATATTTTTGCCGCACCAAGAAATCACAGCTTTTTCAAGATATTCGTTCTCGCTGAAATCTAGTTCAACATTTAAGAAATCAGCATGTACTATGTTATCTCCATCTACTGTGATAAACCTGTCTGTTTCTGATATTTCTGCACAGGCTTTATGTGCAGCGTCACTTCCTTTCACTCCGTGAATTCTTTTAGCCCATGGAACTTTTGTTAACAGATCTGCATAGTTTTTTTCTGCGTTAGGCTCGTCGTAGCTAAGATAGATAATATCGTAATCTACAACTCTAAATTTTTTATCACTCACTGAACAACTCCATAGAAGTACGAATCAAAATATTTGTCAACAAATATACTTACACTTTTTCCATTCTTTTCCCAGTCATATTCGAATGGTATTTCGACTATTTTTGAAACTATCAAGTCGTTTACATTTAGTTCTAAACTCCTATAAAGAATATTCGGATCATTATTAGCTGTTATACTCAACTTCATCTCATAGCTATTTTCAGATCGATATAACTCTTTCAATGTTTTGAATACTTTTTCAGACAAAAATATTTTCCATTTTGAATCTTGTAAATGCTGAATAATTAACATGTCAACATCGGTGTCAAGAAGACTTTGTTTATATAGATACAACTTGTTAAAAGAAAGGAACTTATCACCACCTTCTATGTTTTTGTCAAAAAACAAATCATTATTTTTATCATTAAAGAGTTTTACGTATTCTAAAAGTACATCAGCATTTGATCGTTTAAAGTCCGTGTTTGCTTCTTGATATTGTTTAATTTTATAAACAGAATTATTATACCAAACATGTTGTCCTGCATAATGTTCAAGTTCATTATACCAAACATCAACAAATATATCCTGATAGATAGGAATCTGTCCATCATACACATTATCTTTGTTTTTTACGTGTCTTTCATAATCGTTTTTATTGATTGTCTGCTTTTGAACTTGAAAGAAATAATTTACTTTGTCTTTAATTACGTCTTTGTGTTTTACAGATACGCTTTTAGTTTCCTTGTCGTAGGATACAACATAATCTTCGATTCTATGTAATCCAGTAATTATATCTTTAACAGTATCATGCGGAACTTCTATACAAACAAGATCATCAGTTTCTTCATAGTTATTTGTGATACGCTTTATTTCACCAGTGTTGTTATCATAATAAACAAAATTTATATTTGTTTTATTAATGCTTTTACTAATGGTTTCAAGAACCGACTTAAGACTATCCATATAAATTTTCAATACCGCTGTTGTTTACAAAACTATTTTCTGTATAATGCAATACCCCACGTTGCACATAATTTCCTATTTTAAGCTGAAGATTTTCCGGTATGTACACAGATACCGATTGTTGCCAGCTTTCTGTAGGTGATCTCCAATTCTGCACAAATGACTTCATATGTGTAAAAGTGACATTTGAATTTGTAGATGTAACTTGATTTTCTATATCTAGTATTTTTACTACTAGTGCAGATGCAACATCTATACTCAATCTGGGAGGAGTGTTGTTAGGTAGGAACTTAGAATAAAATTCTTCCCAATTCTTGCAAACAGTCTCCAAATAGTTATAAAATCTTTCTGGAAGCTCGGATTTTTCAAAATAATGCAAACCAGTATAAATGTTAGGAAGATTATTTTTTATAAATGTTTTTCTATAATAATTATCTTGCACAGTTTCTTGTCTATATGTTTGTACGTTAGACGTAAAGAATAACTTATACTTTTCTAAATACTTCCACCACCTAGTTATATCTTCTAATATTATCATATCTGAATCCATAACTATGGTTTTTTCGTACGGACTACAATGATAGAGTTTCCATCTGTTTTCGACCTTCCAAGCAGACTCAGTTGCGTCGTCACCGAATGGGATAGGAATTATCCTATCAAACAATTTTTTTTGTTTAGGAGGAACTTCGTCATTTGTAACAATTGATATTTTTTCTTCGGGACAATGTTTTTTTAACGTGCTGGCTAGAAGACATGCTTGTTGCACGTAGTTTTCTACACAAACTGGGGTAAGAATATTTAATTTATTATAATACAATACTGTTGCACTTTTCCTCGGATCTGAAAAAAATAAGGATTTATTATTGTCGGCATATAACAAAATATTTTCATGCGCAACTTTCTTGTGAACTTGTGAAAGTGCTGTATCGCCCTTTACAGATTCTAATAATTCATATACAGTGTTATTGCACCATACAAAAGATCCTTTTTCATATTCTGTGTCTTTGTACCAAATATCAATGTGTTTATCTTCATGTATTGGAGTAAGAGCGTAATCAACTTCGTCATCTACTTTTTGTACTGAATATAATTTATTATTATCTAGTACAATGTCGTCCTTGAATGCTCGATGAAATTCTAACTGTTTATTTTTATCATCAATAAGTCTCACGTCTTTTACTAATATTTCGTACTTACTTTTGTCAAAATCGGTATTTGGTAAACAGGTTTCCTTAACTTTATAAACAGTTCCGTTATAATAAACATGTTGTCCTTTTGTGTGTGCTAGTTCTTTATACCAAACATCTACAAAAACTCCAGTGTACTCTTCATTTAGGTAATGCACTGGTTTAATGTTGAAATCTTTGTTAACACTATTTTGTGCTAGTACCAAAAAACCTCTACTCATTTAACGTTCCCCATACATCTTTCTAAACTAAACTTATTCATAACATGCACGTTCATACCTTGGGTCGAGACTGGAGTATATTCCCCAACATAATCTTTCTTTTCTACCAGGAACATCATTTTATCATCATTTAATTTCCACAAAATATCTTTATCGGCGGTATAGAAGTGTTTGCCTGGGAGTTCGTCGGCAATTTCTGTGCTGTTTTCAAACCCTCTCATAATATGCAAAGCAATACTGAATGCAAAATCATTTCTAAACATCGAGTTTGAAATTTGATATGTTTTTCTATAATGATGCCATTCTTCTTGAATATGGTCAATTAACCCAAAAAATGCATCATTCTTACTGTTTTTTGTAAAATATAATACTGTAGCCCAATAAAATATTATGCTTTGATCACTAACATATTTAAATTCATGTGTGTCTCGAATGTTAGATATATCGTAAGACTTTCTATACAACATTAAATCACTGTTGCTGTCAAAACATTTTAACAAAACGTCATTGCATATAATATAATCAGTATCCATTACCAAAGTTTTATCATAGGGCGACAGGAAGTAACACAATGTTCTTGATTGATTTTTAAATTGTAGAGTTTTATGCGACATTGCTCCGTCGAAGTAGAACCGCTTATTAGTAGTTTCTTTGTAATCTATTGTGATTATTTGGTCGAGATGATCTGTGTCGAAATTATTTTTTAGATAATTTGGCGAGTCTGTAATAACTGTTACAGGAAGATTTAAATATTGTTTTACTCGATGTGACAGAAAGACTGCTTGCTTAACGTAGTCTATATGTCCATTATTATTAGCTATTAGGACTACACCCTTACTCATCTACTAATTTCTCTACGCTTCTTTTTTTTGATAATTCTAAATACTTTTCGTGGTATGTGTTTGATGCTTGGAAATATTGATCAAGAATATTATCCTGAAAGTCTTCTAGGTCCTTAATTGATGTAGGAAGATCATTGTCGTCGACCAACACAATATCTTGGGTGTATCCTTTTTCCACTAGAAAGGACACAAAGTTAATTAGTTCTTTGGTAATTGTGAATTGACTTCCTTGAATAAAGTATACAAGATCTTCAAAAAACTTTTCTTTTAGAATTCTTTTTTGATTATTAATTGTGACTGAGTAGTTTGCAAACTCTAACGCTTTTGATAGACGTTCGTCCATTTTAGTCTCCTATAATTATAATTAATTATAGCAAACAAAACATTAAATGTCAAATTATGATATGAGATCTTGATACTCACAGTAGGTATATACTGTAGGAGTGCCGTACTGCTGTTCTATTGCCACCGCATTTAAGAACGCTGTTAAGGTGCCGCTTTCGCCGTATATATCCCATTCGTCATACCAATAATTCCAACCATCCCAGTCGGCATCACGTCCTAAATAAGTCAAGTACCATCCTTTTATTGTGGCGCCTCGACTATCAAAAGGAGTAATCAGCATGTCTAAATAACCCGAATCTCTTCCATTGCTCCAAATAATTCTGCTGTCTTGTGCGTAAGTACCTCTTGAAGCAGTGATGTTAGGTGGATTTTGGCAAGGGGGTTCGTAACCACAACTAGCACTGTTAGATTCGATAGTCTGCGTATATGTTCCGCCAGAGCCGTCTGCATATGTACCTACTAAATCAAATCCTTGACAAAAATCACCCAAAAATGTTCCTGCAGGATCATATACCGGTGCAGGCGGTGGGGTTTCTATAGTTGCAGTGCCATCGCTTATACTAGTGATACCACTATAGATCGGTGCAGGCAATTGCACAGTAGGATAAGATTGACCGTCTATTACAACCGAGCCAAATGGAGTTGCACTTTGTATAGAAGTAGATACTGTTCCTATGACTAAATTATCAATATTGTTGTCGCCGGCGAGGTCATTAAATATTAGCTCAAATTCAATAGTAGCGGAATTTATATTGCGTGCATTAATTCTCATGATATTTTGGGAATACGCTCCGCTGTTGCTTACAGAATTACTCCTTTTACTATATATTGTATGAAATCCAGGCGACAATTGTGTAAGGACTCTGTTACCGGTTAGGCTTGTCAGCCCGCTAGATGCAAATACTTGATTTTGAGCAAAACGGACTGTTCCGGCTGTTTGAAACAAGTTTGCCCAATCACTAGCTTTACCACCAGAACCGTTTGTAAGCGATATTTGCATTCTAATTTCGCCGCCTGCGTTAAAGAAATGATTTCTAGCCGATGTTGATCCCCACGATATTCTGAATACTTGAGTAATTTCAGTGTTCCAGCTACTAACTCGTCTGTCAGTGTATCCCCGCCCTAAAGGATCAAATAATTCTAAATTAATCTGTGTACCGTGCACATCGAATTTATCATTTTCTATGGTTGTCATTAAACTTTCTAAACTGTTTATATATGAAAGTTCAACTTTATCTGCCCTGCTAATTCCTTTAGCCGTGTTAGATACAAAGTCGTCTATGTTAAAATTAGAAGATCCAATCTGATGGACTCTTGCTCTAACTAAATCTATATATAAATCTCTATATTGATTAGCAGTTATTTTAGATACATCAGCTTGAACTGGGTAATGCACGGTACTTTCAACATTTTGCCCATATCCTGTAAGAGGTGTAGAGCCCGACGAATTTCCTAAAATTGCGGCAATTCGCTGTTGGAGATTATTATATTTTTGTGCAGTGACACGCTGGCTCATAAAATTCCTTTGGTAATTTATTTATAAAGAAATAACTACCAAAGATTACAGGTTTGAAACATTTTGATAAAGTGGGGGAGGAACTTCAATATTAAGGAAAAGGTCGTCACTTTGGGTAAAATTGCCTTTTGCACGGAAGTGTCCGATTCTGCTTGTAACTGTTCCTTGCACTAAGTTATCAATAATAGGATCTGCAGACGAATCATTAAGTAAAATTCTAAATTGTAACTCTCTATCGCTGTTTTCTTTAGCATATATTTCTAGTGCATTACTTGAATAAATTCCTGCGTCGTTGATAGAATTACTGGTTTTTCTGAAACAAAGTTGATAACTGCTGTTTACTGACAAATTTCCCACACCAAACTCCTGCGGCGGAATTATTTGCGAATATAGTGAGCCATATACAGATGCACTCACTTCTTTTTTACGGGTTCCATTATAATTAAAGATAATAACGCCTGCAGTATACAAGAGCCCTGCCCAGTCATCTGCTTTTGAGTTAAGAGGATTGTCCAAAGTTGGATTCAATCTAATTTCACCACCGGAATTGAAAAAATGTCGTCTATGGTCTGCATTTCTAAAAGTAACTTTAACTTCATGAGCCACTTGTGTGTTCCATGTAGCTGTTCTAACGCTCTCAGCACCTTGATCGTATTGTCCTTGTGTAGAATGCATAACAAACTTGTTACTTTCTACACGATCCATTAGTGCTTCAAAATCTGCAAAGCCTTTGAAATTTCCTAAAGGATCTACACTTTCGTTGCCTTGTTGATCGACAAACACACTTGTTTCCTCAGCAACAGTGTTAAGATCTTTTTTAAGTAAAACGTCTCTATCATCTGTAAGCAAATTATCAACAATTTGCTTTATTTCTACATTAGCAGTTCCAATTTGATGGATACGAGCTCTAAGTAGATCAATATAAAGATCATTAATATTCTGCGCAGTAATAGTATTATTTAGAGTATCTGTGATATTTGATACTTCTGCACTGGCTACAGCTCCTCCATAACCTGACAATCCTTGGCCATAACCGTTCGACCCTGCTCCAAAGCCTAGAATTCCTGCGATTCTATTCTGTAGAAGGTTAAACCTTGATGCTGTAACTAAATCTCCGACGGCCATAAACTATTCCTTATACTTTAAGTATGCATTCTACTAGTTTTTCGCCCTCGTCTTGATTTGTCTCCAATGCTATTCCTACTAAAGCGGCGCTTGCTATAGTAGAACACACGCCGTTTTCGTATGCATAAACTGCCATACCTTTTGAAACGGGTCCGTTTACCCTTACTGGTACACGACCTTTTAAACCAACTGCTTGCCCTTCTGCTTCTGCGTTCATTAAATATGCAGGGTGTGCAGAGATAACACCAACACATAGATCACTCGCTTTTGCAGGATGAACTTCGTGATCTAGATGACTGCACACTGCTACTGCTGTTCCGACTGGCAATTCCTCGCCCGTGGTGTAATTTTCTGCTAAGTCAGCAAACCGTGCTTGGGTAGCTGTACCTACAAATAAATTTGCTCTTATATTGCCGTCGCCGTCTCTTGCAGCTACTGTGTTCGCTAATGCCTGTACATCGCCTGGCAGATATCCATTTGTTGCAGTATCTGCATTAGCAGTCTTTAAGAATTGAGTTTGGTCTGCTTCGCCACGCAATCTTACTGCATAAATATCTTTTACACGCTTGCCAGATGCGCCAAGATCAACTGCGTTATCTGCATTAGGAATTAACCCATTATTATCAAACGTAAATGTATGAACAGTTACACCAGATGTATTTGTAGTTTTAACTCTGATTTCACTACTGGCGCCAGTTTGATTTTCTAGAACAGCTTTATTATCATTTTCAACATAAATGCGCAAATCATTGCCGTCACCTACAGTAAGGCCAGCATCCTCAAAATTTACAGCACCAGTAAAGCTTACTGCATTCTTTAGAACATATTGATTTGCATCAACTCCGCCTAGTTTTTCTGCATTAGATGCAGTTCCGTGGAATTCAAAATCTTTATCTGTTTCATTGATTCTGTTGGTTACGCCATTGTCAAGAATTTTAGTCCACTTTAAAGTAAGACCTTTTCTAATTCTATCGTAACCTGGAATAGGGGTTAATTCGTTTAAGGTAAACTCACTAGGGCTAATAATGTATACAACTTCGTCATTTACTACAGCTTTGATAATACTGCGCACTGTGCCTACACTGTCCTGAACTTCGTCACTGATCATGCTAGTGACACCGGTGCCCGCTGTTTGCGGTCCTACAAGAACAAAATTACCTGCAGCATCAAGAACATACAGTTGTCCGTTTACACTATCCCACCAGAAATCTCCTTCTGACAGACCAGTTGGCTCTGTAGCAGATACAGATGATCCGCCTGTGCTTTTCCAATATCCTATACCAGGTGCCGCGGCATCTTCTGCTACAAAATATTTTAATTTATTTTGTGTAGTATCATACCACACTTGCCCTCTAATTGCTCGTGTAGGAGGATTGCCGCCTGCAAAATTTTCTAAAAGAAAAAGAAAATTTTCATTTTGAATTTCGCCATAACCTGCATAATTTTTACCAATTAGCTTAAGGTTAGTGGTTTGATCAAGCGTTCCGTCTTCTACAACTGCTAGCAATGAATTGTCGAATCTATCAATTTGATAAGCCATTTTGTTTTAAACCCCTGTTGTATAGTATATTTATCTTATTAGTAACTAGTTGTGTCTTGGTGCGTCCACTGAGGAATCGGTATTCCTGTTCCTGGATCTACCAGTTCTACTCGATATTCTAGTAATTGTCTGTCTGGATTAGCAAATTGAATATTACTAAATGCAATGTCTCGCACAACTGGTTGATTTAGTGTACCATTAGCATCTACAGCCACCGTGGAAACATTTTTAGCCGCTTCGATATTAATCTCAACATCTGAATAGCTGTAAGTATGAATTCTTGCTATTTTTCCGATATTTTCAGCATCAGCCGGAACAAGATCGTCAATGAATCCTGCCAGTGTCTGTAAGAATCCTGCTTGGACATCTAACCCTGTTACATCAAATGTTAAAACGATAGGACTTTGCAGAATACTGTCATCAACATACTTTTTATTTGATACGTCGCCTGCTAGCTCTGGTTCTAAAACATTTTTAATCTGTCTAGGAGTTGTAAATCTTACGTTTCCTGCTAGATCTAAGAACAAACTGAAGCCGTTACCGTCTGCGGCATTAGACTCAACAGTCATAGTAGTTGCGGCAGAAATCTTGTTGCCGTCTAGGGTTAAAGCATCTACATTTAGAAATTCTAATGTTCCTATCCGAACTAGGTCTTCGGCAAATGCAATGTTTTCTAAAGTATTGTCAGTAAGCTTTGTGCTCCCTGCAATAGACAAGTGAGTGCCAGCATCGCTTAAATCAACGCTTTTGTTAAATGTCCATGAATTTGTAGGAAGTTCCCATGTAATAGTCTTATCGCCATCGTCAGATCTAAGAATGACACCACCGCCTGCGGCCACAGCGTCATCTTCTGCATCGCCGTCTGCTGTAACAGCAAGTTTAATACTTTTGTCTAATACCTGCAAGGTTGTTACTTCCACAGATAACTGCTCACCTTCTACCAGTAAGTTGCCTGTCACTCGCATGTCGCCTTCAACGTCCATAGTATATGCTGGCAGACGATTGTTGTTAAATATTCCCACTCTACCTTCGCTGGCATCAATATATATACCGTTGACTATGCTGCCTTGAAAGGCTGAAGATCTCACTCGTAATGCAAGATCAGAGTTTGCTAATTGGTTTTCAATAAAGAAATTTGCACCCTGTGGACGCATATTTACATACGTGCTGGCAGGTGTTGAAAACACAATGCCATTTTGATTACGAACTTCAAAGTTACCAGTCGTTAAAGTATTCTGGTCTGCACGCACAATTTGATCTGCTGTTACAAATGTTCCGTCTGCTTGTAGTATTTTGGTTGCACTTTCAGCTGTGCCTACATAACGGAAATTATCTTTATCAAAAACGTTAAAACCTTTGAATATAATACCCTGCGGGTTTTGATCTGTAACTAATTCTTCAACACGCTGTGTTACATCAGGAGTAAATTCGTTGTCACTGAATACTCCTACTGCAATTCCGCCTATAAACAGCTTGACAACAGGAAAAGTTCGAGCATCAATACTGGTAATGTTTTCAATAAACAGGCCACTTTTACCTTGGCTAGTTGTATAGCTAGGTCCAATTAAGACTGGATTTCCTCCATCCGAAAAGAATAGTTGCTTATCTCTATTGTTAAACCAAAATTCTCCGTTTAATAATTCTGAGGGCTCAGTTGCCTGAACATAAGGTTCTGCGTTCGACTTCCACTGGGTTCCTGTATAAATTTTTAGCTTGTCTGTAGCAGTGTCCCACCATATCTGTCCAGCTAGCGGATTGCTAGGTGCGGCAGTGTTGGCAAAATTTTCTAATAGTTTAATAAAGTTTTCGTTGAATACTTCGCCGTACCCTCTGTAACCTCTACCAACCAATGCCAAGTTAGTACTGGAAGTATCTATCTTTCCATCTATGAGGTCTACTAATATACTACCGTCTGTTTTGTTAAGTTGATAACTCATTTATTAAGCCCCTGCGTAAACTATGTAATTCAATGCTAAGTATGGGTTCATTACATTGACTGGAACCCCTAGCGTACTACTGCCGCCTACTCCGCCTGTATTAGGTACTCCTTGATACGACGTAGCACCTTGTTCAATTGCAAGAGGAATCGCGTCAGGATCTGTTTCTAGTTGTCCTGGATTTGCAGGATCTTGTGGACGCTGACTCACAGCATAAAACTGGCTCTGGTCACCTTGTAGGTCATGCTCGTGTTCTGGTAAATTCTCAACCCCGATACTGCGACTTTGCGAGCCGCCGCTTGCGCCTACTTCGTCTGGCACAAATCCTCGGAAAGCTGTTCCTGTAAAGTTAAATGCTGTAATGCCGCCGTTGGTTACACTGGTAACTGTGATTTCTAAATCATGTGTAGGACTTGCGCCGCCGAATATGTCACCTGTAACAATAAGTCTATCACCTACGCGATAATTTTGACCTGCTTCTGAAACTTGTAAACTGTAATTTCCTGAATTTGTTTGCACATTAAATACTGCATTTACACCTGTTCCTAATGTGTTTTGTGGTTTCACATTTGTAAAGCTTTGTACTGATGTAGTAACTCTGTTAGCAACTTGGCCTCCCATATCATCTAAACCTAGAGGCATTCTACCTCTCATGTCAGGTAAGGCAAAGCTCAATGATCCGCCGTCTGCTAACAGCACAGGATCTCTAAAACTGTGTCCTATCACTTGCCATAAATCATTATAGTCACTCTTTAGAACAACGGAGCCGTCGCATAATAACCAGCCTGTTGGCGGAGTTTGTCCAGCATAAGGAACCACAGTACCAACTGGAGTAACGGGCACTGATTTTAGAAAATCAAATTTACTAACTTTGAATACACCAGTATTGCCTGTGATCTTATTAACCAAAATCTCATCAGTGTTGTCAACATTACTGACTTGATCTTTGTTTGCAATAAAACTGTTTTTGATAGACATGTTAAATGTTTTAGTATTGCCGCCGGTCAAGCCGTCGAAATCAAAACTGTCTGCTTCTATATCTCCAGTCACACCGAATGTAGTTGCATTTGTTAATTGATTTGCACGCTCTGCAATTCCATTAAGACGTCCTGTGACATCTCCTTGCATGCTACCAACAAAGTTTACTGCATAAATGTTGTTGAATTTTTGCAATTCAGCACCAATATTATACTGACTGTCGTCTGCCGGAATTAAGTTTCCTTGGTATGTGGACGTACCTCCCACTGACATGTTGGCTCCAACATTTAGATTTAGACTGATGCTTGCGCCGCCTTTGGTAACAAAACTTCCTTGTTCTAGTCCTTCGCTGTCGTCTACGCTTTCAATAGTTAATTTACCCGAATCAGCATTGTCTGACAATGGGCCTATTTTTACACTTCCTAAAACATCTAAAGCAACTGTTGGATTTAAATTGTTTATGCCAACTCGTTGACCGTCTCTCACTCTAAGAACATTATCATTGTTAATAATCATGTCAATAGAAGATGCATCCTGATTGCGATTTCTAAGCTCTACGGAATTTCCGCTAAGACTTATGCCAAACTGGTCGTCTAATCCAACATTCATTCCTTCATTGGTTTTAACTTTGAAAGTACTGTTAATAATACCGGCAGCATCTCTTCTCAAAAAGTTTTCTGACTGCACAGTTTCGGATCCGCCAGCAGTTTCCACAGTTAATGCCTTTGCGGAATCAGATATTCCTGCATACTTGATAGGATTATTAGCTACGCTGGGAGATTCATTGCGCAGATTTACCCCCTTTTTAATAGTAGTAAATCCTGATATTTTTGCTTTTGGAGTAAATTCTTCTGAACTTAAAATTAAATAAGGAATATCTGTAATTTTCAGAGTAAAAATTTGTCGTTCAACATTATTAACGTCTATTACAGTTTCAGCTATTCCGCCAGTAAGCAACCCAGATCCAAATTCTGGACCAATCAGTGTCCAACTGTTGCCTGTATAAACAAAAAGTTGTTGATTATTTGTGTCTACCCATAAATCGCCAGTATCTGATTGGCTAGGAGCTGGTTGACTTGCTGATTTTGTAAATCCTGCGGCTGGCTTCCATTGTGTTGCATCATAAATTTTAAGCTGATCTGCTCCATTAGAAGTGTCATACCAAAGTTGTCCTTCTATGGGATTTAGCGGCTCGCTTGGACCTGCAAAATTTTCCAGCACATGCAAAAAGTTTTCGGCAATCGCCTTTCCATACCCTGTAGCACCTTTGCCAGGAATAGACAACGAAGTATCAGTGTTTATGGTACTGTCTTCTACGAAGATTTCTCCCTTGTTTTGGTAGTCCGTATATCTAATTTCGTATGGCATTATAGATTACCTCCGCTTAGACTTTGAATTCTCACAGTGTAATCAATCTGTATAAGCCTGTTAAGACTTTTTTGCACAGGATGGAAAATTACATGTGTAATAAGCCTGCCCTGGCTGTTAGGATCAGCAGCTCGACTTCTAAGTCCTAGTTCGTCAAACACAAAGTCACTTTGCATATCTGTTGCATTATCAAATGCTTCTTGGCCTTCGGGTTCTCCGTAATCTAATAAACAGCTTACAACAACATCAGTATAGTTAGTGCCGCTGACGTGTCGTGTCTCTAGGAAATTTTGTGCAGGATTTGTATTCAGCGTTCCGTCGTCAATTACCACTTTGGAATAAGTTTGGTTATACAGATCAGCATTGGTGCCAGTTGAGTTTGGAGTAAGGTATGCAATAATTCCTGTAGGGTCAACACTTGTGCCGCCGTTACCAAAACTCATTTCATAGATAAAGCCCTGTCCTTGATTTGACACGCTTTCCGCTAAGGCTACACTCATGTTTTCATAGTGGATAGCATTTCTTTTTTGGACAAAAATTTCTTGACTTTGTGGATCATATATTTTAATATGACCCTGTACTGAAATTCCGTTTAAATCTTGTAGACTGTTCATTTTAAATTTCCTATACGTGTATTTATTAGTTTCCAGATCTTAAGAAAAATCCTATATTTGTTTGTGTATCTGCAAGTGATTCTCCGATATTTTTCCACAAAGTTCCTTGTTTTCTTACAATTACAATGTTTTTATTTGTCAAAGCAATAATTTCAGGATTAGTAAACACAACCTTGACCTGTCCTGTTGTACCACTTACATATTCCAGTGTGTAGTCGGCTGGTATTATGACGTCTCCTTCAGGAGAATCTTGGTCTAATGCTGAATCAAATTTAGATATAGCAACCCCATTTAATCTAGTACCATTAACAAAAACTTCAAATTCGTTATTGTTAGAAGCTTCAAAGTTTAACGGTATTTCGTTTACATTTACTGCAACCTGTGATTGCTCACTGTCTGCATACGGAATATTTTTTATTGCACTTTGATCATATACTTCGGTGCCAACAGGATGAATGTTTGCAACTCCTGTGCCCAGTGTACCTCTGCGAATCTGGCGCAGCAAGTTGTCTTCCTTGACAAAATATTCTATTCTTTCTTTGCCAATCCATATTACTCCAGGCAGTGCTTTGTTCCTGTTAGGTTCAGGTAAATCAGTTGCGTCATCAACAACAATGCTGAGATCATCCTGTCCTAAATCTTCTACCAAAGTTGTTGTAGGACTGTCTATTCTCTTATACGCAGTTCTGTTCAGAATATCTTTGAACAATCTGTATCTAACCACCGTGGTCGAATCTTCTCCTTTGGTAGTTACCTGCATATCTAGGGTATCCATTACCTGTCCTGGAACAAGTTCTTCTACTCCGCCTGCATTGAATTCTGTAACAAAGCCGTCGCCATCGATCACTATTTCTTCTGCATTTACACCCTTGGCGTTACCGTAATCTAATCTACCGCCGTCAATGTCCGCATCGTAAATGTTTCTATCTGGAGTTACAGCACCATCACTGGTAGATTTTCTTACCACAATAGTAACTCTGTCTTCTTCTGGTTGCGGATCTACTCTAATGCCCAGATCATCTAAATCCACAACCTGTGTGCTTCCGTCGCCGCGCAAGGTGCGACAAACTGCATTAAGATTTTTTTGTTGAGCTGTCCCATATGCAGGATCATCAAGTCTTACGTTAGAATAGATTTCTTCAATGCCTTCTGCATTTAAAGTGTAGCTTACTCTGTATATGTTATAATCAACATTATCTTCTAACGGCTCGCCTAATATGATTATACTAGTGGATCCATCTAAAGTTACAATTTCATCTTGAGGCTGTTCAGCATTGTCCCAAATATCATTAAACCATCCTTCTGTGTCCCAGCCTGTGCTGGTTACAAAATCAAAGCTCTTTACTTCTACTCCGCCAAAGTCTACGCCTTCCATAAGCTGACTGATGTCTTTGCCAAACATACCTTCTTGCGGGGCGTAAGCAAATTTTATTCTGTCTACAGCGTTTAACAGTGAAATATTCTTGCTGTATTGTATAACAATGTTGGCGCCGGTTTTTGGCGGATTTACCAGTGTAACTTTTCCAATTTGTCGTGTATAGCTCTTAGACGTATCCTTTATGTTTTCGTAGCTGTATCGGCTGCCGAATATTTCTTCACCGTCTATGGTTATTAGCACCGTCTTTCGATCTAGATCCATCGGCCATTTCAGTTTAAACTCAACGTCGGCTCCTGTGCCAGTAAATGTTTCTGTGGATTGCAAGGTATCAGTTTCATACAAATTTGTAATTGTATTTCTATCAAACTTTATCAAACTGGATACACTTCTTACCACACTGTCGCCTAGGGTAGCCACAGCAGTAGCAGTTTTTCCAGCACTGTTGCTAGGAGGTGCAATTCTGACTTGCGGAGATCTAGTATATCCTGAGCCGCCGTGTGTTACAATAACTTTTGTAACCTGTCCGTATCCTATAAATGCTTCAGCGCGAGCGCCTTCGCCGTATCCGCCTACAATTTCAACTTCAGGTTTAAATCTGTATTCACTACCGCCATCTAGCACGGTGATTTCAGTAACAGCATTACCAAAATTATCTAGCCAATGTCTACGAGGATATTGATCTATTACAGAATCATTATATACTGGTTGACCACTTGTTAGTTTTACTTTTGCAGGTATTATTTTTTCCTGTTGTGTGTTATAATAAGGAGCTAGGTCAAAATCTGTAACAGTGGTTGGACTTTCTTCTGTTTTGGCATATTTGCTTACAAATTCCCTAATAACAGTTTTGAAAGGTTTTGCTTCTTCAACATATTGCGTATAGCTTTTCAGCAGGTCGGCATTATAAGTGATATCTTGTTCCAGTGTACCGGCCAAATGTTTAATTTTTATAAAGCTGGTTTTAAAGAACCAATCTGGATTTTTTTGCTCGTTGAGGATATATCTAAGGCTGGCAATAAACAGCTGATTATATTCTCTTCTCAATTCGCTTGCAAATATTTCATCCCTTAAAGTTTCTAAAATTACTCTTAACTCTATTCTTGGGTCTACATCATAGAAATTGTTATCAAAACTGCGATTGTCAAATCCTGTGGTGCTGCTTTCAGCGTTGTAAAGACTAGGCAACAACCGTATTGTTCCTTTTTCCCTGCCTACTACAGAATAATTTAGAGCAAAGTTATCGTCTGTTCTGTCATTTACTTTTCTGAGAGCTAGCCAGCCGCCGGAACCTACATTTTGAATTTTAATTATATCTCCTACTTTATCATTTAAGGAACTCAATTGATATTGGGCATCAATATAATGATCTATTTCTGTTATTTCGCTATACCCGGTGTCGAACCAATCTTGATATTCCCAATACCTAGTCACATCAAAATATTGCACTTTTACTCTATCCCAGGAACTGGAGAAGGAATTGTAAGCATATATCGCCCACTTATTAAGAGCGTCTTTGTCGGATTCGACCAGCACCGAGAATGGTCTCACAAGTATTCTGGTATTTGCAGAATAATTTTCGCCTGGATTAGTAACAGTAGCACTGGTAATCTGTCCTAGATTGTTTATCTGGAATTCCAGTGTTGCAGAACCTCCTGTACCTGTAATTTCGTAAGTAGGAGGAAGTTTATATCCTCTTCCTGGGTTGATGATTTCTACCCTGACTATTTTGCCATTTACAATTATGGGATTAATCTCTGCCCGTTGAACTTTGGTTCCTACCAAAAACAGTTCTTCTTTGGTAGCAACAGTCACGTCGTATTCGCCCAGTGAGCTAACTGGAATTTCGTCTTGCAAAGATAAATTGGCTAAATTGTAGTTTTCAGTCACAAGATGATTTGTAAGAACGCTGTTTGTTCTTTCCACAAACTGTTTTAGGGCTTCAATACGGTTTACAAACATGCCTTGTCTTGGATTGGCTTGTACTCCGTATTTTTGCTTTTCAGCTAAAGCAATATCGGGAACAGGTTTGTCGTTTACATCAAAACCTATTAAACTGTCAAACCATTTGAGTTCAATAGTTTCATTAGGAGAGCTTGTCGCCAAGCCGTCTGTGATAATTTGATACACACTATGCCCATTTTGCTCTCTGATATCACTGGTAATGTAATCAATGTTTAACACGGTGGTATCACCGGATACAAGTGACTTACAATTGTTTAAAACAATTCTGTTGTCTGCAAGGAAACTTATAAATCTATATCCTTGCTCTCTGGGTTGTGCTATCAGTCGAGCAACATCAAGTGCGCTGATTGTTCTTCCTTCAATGTTAGGAACAGTTCTCTTATTCTTTACCCAGTAGTAATATTTTTCTCTAAAGGTTTGTGCTTCTCTATCAAACTCAAATTTCTTACTGTATTTGTCATTACCATAAAGTGTTACACCGGTAACACCAAGTTCAGTACCTTTAGCAGTATTTGTTATTGAATCCCATGCACTAGGTAACAAGTACGATTCTACCCATTCATAAACATCTATTGTTGCACCTGGCTGGAGTTCGTTCCAGTTAGATCTTTGATAGTTTATGTCGCCCTGATATGGATATGTAAATCTTGCATTGCCTGTATTCCACCAAAGTTTTCCTACATGTTCGTCTGCCCAGTTTACGTCATTGGCTGTATTGCCGACATTGTATTGAGCAGGATCATATGGTACTTTGTAACTGAGGTTTTGTTCAGCAGGTCCTGCAATTTTTCCTTGGACAGGATCGATATAATCAAGATAGGTAATTTTCTGTTCTGACTCTTTGTTGTAAAGGAATACTCCTCGTATTTTATCCACATCTACAGGACTGATCAGTCTTCTTGTTCTCTCCCACCCTTTTGCATTAAGGTCTTTTCTGTATTCTATCAAAGATCCAGCAAATTGGTTGTTAGGCTTTCCTGGCATGCCTACATAAACATGGTTCGCCGAGCCAAATACTTTTTGATCCCTGTCAGTATCGTTCACAGGATAAGTCAGTTTTTCGCTGTACACCAAAGTGTTTTGAATGCTTTCATAAACTAGAACTTCGCCAATGGAGTTAGTTTCGTCAATGGCAGCAATGTTTAAACTTCCTGTATTGAATGCAAGACTGTATCCAAAGTATTTTGCAGTTTGACCGCTAGGAGGGAATAATACGCTTACATTTTCAGTATCAAATTGTTCTCCGGAAACTGCATACACATAGACTTTTCCGATGTCTGTACCCTGTTCAGCATTAAGCGGTTCCGATACTGCAAATGTAGCCCCGTCAGCAGATATATCAAAACTGGTTCCATAACCTTTGGTTTTATCTTCAAACACTATGGTTTGGCTTTTGACATATCTGCCGTTCAGGTCTTGTCTATAAACAACAAACTGCACCGTATCAACTTGTGCTGCCTGTCTGACTTTTGTTACTAGCACTTCTCCTTTTTGACTTAGCACATAATCTTCAGTGAACTCTCTAATGTTAGCAGTATTGAACACAGTTTCATCATCTAAAATCTCAGTCAAAACTGGATCGATTATTCTAGGAATGAATCCAGCATATTCAACACTGTTTTCCAGTTTTGTCCAACTGGTATTAGCTGCAACTGGATTCCTGATGCCTGCGTCGGCAAGATTTCCTGCTCCGAGATTAGTTTGTGACACATATTGCTCGCCGTTATATATAACAATGCTGTCTCTTGCATATTCTTCTTCGACTTCCCACACGCCCTTGAAGTTGGGATCTACTGATCTTCTCCAGCTGACATTTTCCCAGATATTTCTATCTAAAATAGTGCCGTCATTTTGAATAAGAATATTGATCTTAGCAACATAATAATCTCCATCATATTTTACTGTATCATTTACATTGTAAGAAAGATTCGGATTCCATGTTCCTTTATAAGTTGCGTCGTTTAATGGGCCATGTTCAAAAAATTCTATAAGTCCAGGATTTGTTGTATTAAAGTCTCCGTCGCTGGCCACGCTCAGTCTATACTGCAATCCATTTTTAACAAACTTAACATTTTTTCCGAAACGATTGTTTAACACTCCGAAGTTTTGCTCGCTTACTATAATTCGGCTTAGGTTATAATTATCCGGTCCGGATCTTTGGAAAATTGCCACGCATCCTTCGTTAGCTTTGCCCGGTGTACCCCCGTTGTTAGTTGTTATATTGTACACCTGTTCATAATCTCTATTTAGACTGCTAGGCACGCTAGGTACAGAATCTGCACCTAATTCATTTAAGGATTCAGTAGTAATGAAATATTCAGCATTTTCCAAAACATAATTTGACCCTGTGCCTAAATCGGCACTGTCAATGACCATAAATTTACCAATAAAACGACTAGGAACAATTACATCGTTGGCGTAGTTTTCTATTTCGCCAATTATTCTATCGGCATCAAATTCTCTACGCCTTTCTAACTCAATCTGTGCAATATTGTTTTCTAATTCCCATGCGCCGCTTTTAATTTTTATATACAATCGTTGCCTGTCAAATCTTCCATCAATGTTATCTTTAACTGATGTAACTACAGCTATATTTTCAGGTATTGTGTTAAATGGAACTGCACTAGGTCTTTGGAATATGTCAAAAGGTCTTTGAACATCGCTTATAGTATCATTTGCTTTAAATCTATAAAGGTTTCCAGTTTCAGGATCTACTTCTTTAAGAGTCACATCAATGTATCCGTCCCAAAGGTCTGTCACAGTCTTACGACCATTTACAGCTTGGAAAAATAAACCAGCATCGTCTGCTTCATTATAAAACGGAGATCCTACATAGTCAAACAAATTAAATCTGATTTGGGGTCTTGAACTTATTGGTAGATAATCGTCGCTATCCTCATATATTTCATCGTATTCGCCTAATACAAGATTAATAAATGAACCATTTAGACTATCCTTAACAGCCGGTGTGTCTCCAAATGTTGCATTTAAATTTTGTTTACGCTTTGCAAATCTATATTCTAGTTCAGCAGTCATCTCCGGTGACATTCTCACCATATATTTGTCACCCAGGTTGTGTATCATGCTGGATTTTAGATTATTACTGGGAACTGCTCCTATAGATTTAATACTGTCGATAACGTTGAAATACAGATTACGTTCGCGGCCGGCTGAATCAAACTCTTCGCTTTGTATAACATCGGCAATTACCAAGCCAGTTCCTACTTCATAAAATGTTGTTCCATTATCGTAATTAGAATTATTCTCATTAAATGCAAACCCGCTATCACTGCTGTCCAGTTGCACAATCCAAAATCCATTAAAGTCATCTGTGAACCCATAATCTACTTCTGTATACTCTCCAACTTCTTCTGTAATAGCTGTATTGAAGTCAAAGAACTGCAATGTATCGGCAGAGCTAAATGAACCTCGCAGATTATTAATATACAATACCATTGTGCCTGCTGATATATCAACATAAGCTACATCTGCAAATCCTGTTTCTGTTTGTACTTGATCACCAACTTGAACAGCTCTCTTATATTCTGGCAGTATCAGAACTTTGTCAATCTTACCTTTAATTTCGTGGAAGTCTTCTATAAAGATATTATCTGTAGAACTGTTATACCCTAGTTCAGGTATAGAATTATTCCACGGATAATAAGGTGTATTAATATCACCATTCAAGTACGTAAACTCGTTCCATTCTAATTTTAATTGATCACCTATCTTAGATCCTAGATACATATCTGCAGGAGCTCTAACCAAGAAGTGGTTTACCTGACGATTTTGCAATCCAGGTGAACCTGTCAATAACAACTTAATTACACTAGAGTCTTCGAATGTTCTAGCATCGATGTCAATATAGCTATCAAAGGTACTATATTGTCTGTTAGACTGCTGTCCAAACACTTGACGAACTGCTTGCCATAGACTTCCTTTGTGCTTTACAATGTCGCCTTTGTTATAATCTTGAGAAACTCTGTAAATTCCTTGATACTTTGTTTTAATTGAGCTTGCATCTGGTATACCAATTGCAACATATTCGCCGTCTTCTGTCACTGCTACGGATTCACCAAACTTAGATTCCGTACCATCAAAATTAAGATTAGGATTATTAATTGTCTGTGACAGAATAGGTTCGTCTACGTCTTGATCTCTTCTGTATAGATATACTACTCCGTTATCTAGTCCCGGGGCGCTGGTAAACAATAACTTATTATCTAAACTGGTTGCAAAATCTTTAGCATATAACTGTGTTTCATCAAATATTTCAGTAGATTCTGCAACGTCGGCAGGATTTAACAGCTCATATGTGTTTTCATACACAGGCTCGTTTTGAAGAACGGCCCAAAGATCGGGACCTTCGTAGGAATCAATCCAGATTTTCTGACTGTCTAAATCGAAAGTTTCTGCCACTGTGTTAAATTCTGTAAAGTTGCTAACCCTTGCAGACTTTAAAACAACACACGCAAAACTTTCGTCTACAAAATCCTTAAAATTGTTTTCTTCAGGAATTACCAATGTGCAAGTAGAGGAATCTATTTCGTCTACAATAAAGAACCCAAGAATATTATAAAGTTGAGCATCGTTAATTGCGATTACATCGCCTGCAATTATATCAACTTCGGCTCCGCTAAATTCAACAGTTGCAATTGTTTGTCCCAGTTCATTAAGATCTTCATTTATTGCAAACGAGTTAATTGTTATTAACGATTCTAATACCCTGTAAACATTCCAATTGTTTGGTTCTTCGTCTGTTACCCAGAGATACTCCCCTATAGAGATAAGATTATTATCAACTGTTTCTAGTTCACTTATAGTTTGAATTTTATAATCAACATCGTCTTCGTGAACATATCCACCTGTGAGCACATACTCCTGAAGCTTAGTGGTAGGAAAACAATTTACTGTGAAATCTGCAGGTTTATTTTCTAATTGGAAGGGACGCACTCTATAAGTGGTATCAAACACACCTTGCGGTATGTAATCCACTAGTTCAATGCCTTGCGGAGTTTCTAACATTTTGTCTTCTTGCAGAGGAATAGCAACCTGTTTAATTTTGTCAAAGTCTCCGTAAAATCCCGACTGGACTGCCCACTCTTCATAGAAGTCTAAACTTTCAGTTTGACCTTCTAGAGAATTAAACAGTTTATCAATAGAATTTCTAGTTCCTTTATCTTGAATAAATCCTTGATAGAATTTAAATTGGCTAACTTCGTCATTGATTATGTTGGCTAAGTAATCTCGTTTTTGGTAGCCAATGAGATGTTGTGCAAGACGTTGCTGATCTTCATCAAAGCCTATACTTTCTACATCATAAAAGTCTGCGAATTGGTTTACCCTAAAGTCAAAGTTAGTCATTAACTGTGATTCTGGCTTTTCGCTTAGACGACTCCAAAAGTTAGGATTAAATTCAGCACTGCCATATACTTGATACAACGACACATAATAAAATTCTTTATACTTAACCAGGCTACCGATTGAATAATCTTGCCATGGTTCCCATTCTGTAACTGTTGCATCGTCAAAAACAAATCCAGGGATGTTTAAACTGCCGTCCCAGTTGTCACTCCTGTATCCAAGAACTTTTATTCTCTCCTGTCTATAACCTGAGTAAGGTTGATACAGAATATCATTAAAGATAGTTTCGTTGTCCAATAATATAACATGTTCTTTTTGCACAGTGGGCAATGTAAGATTGTAGATACCGTTATCAGTTTGTGAAACTGATAAATTAAAGGAATTTTTTTCTCTAAGAACATTACTAAATCTGCGTTCTAGAGGGTTTCCATTTTCAGCCAACAAACTGTATCTATAAAAGTTGTCAAATATATCATCAACTACAGCAAAATCACGTCTAAATTGTATTTCGTAAGCACTTGGACTAAGCCCAATCACTGTACCAGCGGCCCACCCTTGTGAGCTCCAGAATAAAAATTCTTTAGCGGCTGATTTCCAATCTTCTACTCTTTGATAATTCTGGTCAAAGTACTCAAACCGGAATCCTTGGTCTTTTAGATACTCTCCATATCCAAGTAAGAAATCTACTACTTCCTGAACAGTTTTTAATTTTGCACCGTAATTTAATTCTAATACCCTAGACTTGTTGAATCCTGTTTTAATTTGAGCACGTTGGCCGCCTGTAATAGGCAGTTCTGGCAATTTAGCCAAGTTGTCGTCTGAAAAAGCAGGACCACTGGTGAAATCTTGTGTAACTCTAAAATATGAGAAATTATTTTCTACAATCTGTCCATTTACATACAATTTGTTCGGTTGCCATTGCACAACATTTGCAGATTCGCCGCCTGCTACCACTGTGATGTCTCCTTGCTTGCCGACAGGTGTATAATAACGGAACATAGGAGTATCTGCATTATAACCCTGAATAATATATCCGTCTGGCCTAACTTCTATTAACACTCCGCTGTAATTTACATTGTCCACAGGACTAGATACATTCAAAAACACATCATAGTTTTCTTCTGGAATAAATATTCCTTGTGCGTTTTCTTCGCTGGGACTTTTGCTTTGTAAAAGCAAATTTAATTTTTGTTTGTCAGTATATCCTGCTAACTTTATCCCCAGTTGGTTTCTAATATTCTTTATATTGTTCTTATAATCTTCGTATACTGTCAATACATTGCTGCCAACAAGGTTATAAATGTAATTGACAAGCCCGCTAGCAGGAATTCGTCTATTGTCTTGATATGTATTAGGGAATACCAATTTATCTAGTTCTAAGTGTTTACCGGTTTCGGAATAAATGTACTGTCCCGCCAAATTTCTAGAAATACGAGCAACATCAAATGCTTTACCTATAAAATCTGCTGGACGATTTAACATAATGGCTTTAATTAAAGAAAATGGGTATTCGGAGCTTCGGCGCCATGCACTTTCTACCGGTGCTTGATCGCCAAACTCAAAACTGTCGTCCGTATTTCTAAGCACTATGTTTTTGGCATAGTTGGCGTTTATTGGCGCCTTTAATTGACCTTGATTGTCTACCGGTAGGAAATTAACAAGTCCTGGTCGTGCATAATCGCTTTTAATCACTACTCCTTTGCCTGGCTCGCGAACTATTCCTTCTTGCAAATCGTTCCATAGTATTGTATTATTACTAGTGTAAGGAGGAACGCCGTATACTTCGTCCCACCAAACAGGCTTTATTGAAAACCCTAGCATTTCCCAAGGATGAGTATGCGGACGATCTGTGTCAAATGCGTCCTTATAAACAGCTCTCCAATATCCCGGTAAAGAATTATTATCCACAATAGAACCAGCTGTGCTATAATTATATGAAAATTGATCTTGATTCTGAAACACAGTGTTTGCAGTATAGTCAATGTTTGCTACTCTATTCCAGTCGGCAAAATCTTTAATTAATATTCTGTCAATGTCTGCATTTGATAACCCTGTGTCTCTAAATCTGCCGCCAACGTATGAATGTATATTAATTTGTGTTTTATCATAATCGACTTTAATGTTATTATAGATTCTTGTTTCTAATTCTAGTAATAATAGATCTCTATAGTCTTTATAACATTTAAATAAACTGCCATCGTGGCCTTTAACAAATGTAGCTCCTATAGGAAACTCTGTGTACTGTTCAGGCGGAACTGATGTTCCTAGATTTATTTTACTTGCGGGGGCATAAAATATTCTGCTAGACCCTTTAAACATTATTTGAATTACGCTTTCGTCAGGATCGTCAGTTTTTGCTGTTTTTCTATCAAGATATAAAGGATAAAACCAACCCCTGTCTAAATGATTGTTTAGGTTTTCTCCGTAAACGGCATATGGTCGGGTAACATTTACATCTTGCTGATTGTCTAGCCATTGTTCGTCAATTACTAACTCAGGTTCAAATCTAGGATATAGTCCTAATTTTGTCGGAGTAGGAGGTATGTAACTGCCGTCGGTACTTTCGTATTCGACTATTTCTATCTCATCCCCAATTTGTTGCCCGGCTTGAATATAAGCAAATTGTTCATCTGTAAATTGATAATCTTTATTGAAAATTAATTGATTACCATTAAGGTAAATTAGTATCGATTTGTTATTAAGATTGTTTAAACTAAATTCGTCAGGTAAGCCGTAGTAAGGATTTTCGTTATCAACTACATTATAATATATTGTGTTACTAGACTTATAACCTAACATGTCCGAAAAGTAAAATGGCTGGGTGTTTACTTTATCTTTGTTTAGTTCTTCTAAAACTGCATCTACATGAACAGGTATTTCTGCATCCACTCCTAAATCAGCCGCTGTAATCAAAAAGTTTCTTTTAAATTTTGTATACTCGTTTTTTCCATATTCTATAGCTCGAACAATATTATATTCTTTTGTGGTTATGCTATACATTGGAAGATTGAGAGGACCAGCGTGCTTAAGAAAACGCTTTCCGTATCCGTCTAGTTTTCCTACATCACGTAAATTACTACGACCAGGATATGACCCAGAAAATTCTGGTATATCCTCTATCATAGAATCTACATGATCTATAACTTCACCTAGTGTAAAGTCTGAGATATTTTGATTAAGTGGATTTCTTTCTAGATTGTACGGAACTTCATAATGCCCGTTGGCATTTTTTGCAGTACTACTGGTGCTTTTGATTAAGACAACATCGTTTGGTGCCAAGTTATCTAGAAAGCGCACATAAGCTCTGCCATTTAGCCTATCAATTTCATAGTGCAGACCTTGTTGCTTGAATACTTCATTTACAAAAACAGCAATCTTTAGATCATTTAGATCGCCTGCATTATTGTATACATCAATTTCAAAATTGTTTGTTTGAGATTCTGTGGCATCATAATGTCTAAGAACTTTTTGACGACTTACAACTGGTGTAGTACTCCATCCATTACGATACTCAAAATCAGTCCTTGTAGAATAAGATCTTAGAAATGATGTATCGGTAGTTACAGTGACAATTTCATCTTCGTTTTGCACCGTAAAACTGTCTGTGAGTAAGTTGAATTCGAAAAGAATATCGCCTGTGTTATTAATATTGCGATAGGTAAGCGGAAATCCTAATTCTGTATCATTAGTTCCTGTTCCTTCTTTATACGAGAATACTTTACATCCTGTAAACGTTGAGGAATCAAATACTTCTAAATCACTATAGTAGTTTCCTGCTGGACAACATAAATCGAACAGCGGAGCTTGATTTACATCTAATTTATCTTGCGCTTGAATCCAACGTTCGCCATTATAAAAGAAAAGTTTTCCTGCGAACTGATTGCCTTGTTTTACGAGGACATTTTCATTTTCCAAAGGAAAACTGTCTGCGGTCTCTACAAATGTAATTCTTTCTTCGTTTCCAACTTTTACAAATTTAACTTCATATATTGCACCATTAACAATGATATCTGTGTCTGCGGCAAATAGCACACGCATACCTGCTATCAACTCTACGCCATCGACATTGTAACCAGTTGTGCCTTCGACGGTGCTAAAGACATCAGTGGTGAATGTATCTATAACATCAACACTCTGTTTTGTAAATGTTCCGTAATTATAAAGTTTTAACCCGGGTTCAAATTCTATAATAGGACGCTTTGCTTTTCCTGTTTCTTCAACATCAATTGGTATTTCATTGTAAACATAACTTTGTTCTATTACATCTCTATGGAACCATCTGTTAGATCTTGACCAAGCATTAAGATCATTACTGGCACGACTTATGGTGAGATAGTCTTTTTTCACAGGATAAGAATTGGCCGCGCCGAATGGCATCTCGTCAAATGCTTGTTCGTCAAAAGGTTGCAAAACATCGTTACTGTATGTTTGTGTGATTACTAAGTCATCTGCAGGTATCAGTTTAATTGCATGACCTACACCCTCGACATAATATTCTCCTTCTTGATATGTTACGGGTTCTGTAACTCCTCTGAAGAATACCTTAAGTCCATTTGTAAACTCAACACCGTTTGAACTGGTGTAGTATTTTTTGCCTATAACTTCTTCTTCGACATCAATAAAACTGTTTTCTTCAATGTCGTATATTTTGAACAGGCCGCTAACGTCAATGTCATTTTTAGATATGTAGAAAAGTCTATCTGGAGAATTTACTGGCACAGTAAACTCTAGGACTCCTTGTTCGATATAAACGTTTGCAATTTCTTCTCCGCCTTCGCCCAGTTTTCTTATACCGTCTGGATAAAGAGTGCTCACATTTTCATCATCGTCGAACGTCACGCTTCCGCTGTCTGGCAACACCAGCCAATCACCTATGTCATAATTATTGCCATATAAATCTGCGCCAAACAGACCGTCTTGTCTGATTCCTTCGTTGCCTGCAACGACCACTGCATTTCCTGGAGTGAAACTTCTAGTAACTGCTACTGCAAAAGGATGTCCAGGACAGTTAATTTCGAATCTGTATGTTTGTCCTCTATACAACTTCAGGCTAGGGTTGCGAGTGAATTTATTATTAAACACATAGGAAAAATCTCCATCTGCTTCTTCAACGGAAACAGTAAACGTGCTTTGGATTTCTCTAGCTTGTCCTCTTACAGGTACACTTAGGGGACCGTCCGGTAGCCAATAGTATTCACGAAAGTTTACAAACTTGTCCCAGTCAATGTTGGGATTCCACGGATAACTTTCTTGTCGATTCAACTTGTCGTGGTTAGCAGTGTTCACATTGAAAAACGACAGCGAATTTATATAATCATTGTAGTCTTTATAATATGTTACATTACCTAATTCATTTTTGATAACCAGAGCAGGTTCCAGTTGATAATTTTCTCGTTGGCTGTTAACATCACCTACATAAACATCTCCAGGTCTATAACCTTTGGCAATTTTTCTTCCAAAGAACCCGCCTAATTTTTCAGCAACACCTGGTTGCGTTAATTGATCAACGGTTGCCTGCAAAAATTTGAGATTAGCTTCCGATCTGAAAAACCTAGGAAGAAATCTTGCACTAGTGCGATTGCTTTCTCCCTGTGTTGGTGCTCCAAATTCGTTTTGACTGTTTGATGACATTAAATATAACCTCTTATTGTACTATGATTTCGCCGATCATGCTTGTGCTGTTTTCAGCAACATAATAATATGTTCCTGCTGTATCTGGTGTCCAAGAAATAGTTCCTGTCTCTGAACCATTACTGCTAACAACAGGAGTTGTAACTGCGCTTCCTGTTCCGATAACTGCTGCTGTCTTGATGTAAAGTCTGTATCCAACAGTGTTCATGTTTAGCTCTAATGTATCACCTATATTAACTGTCACCGTAGGATTCTCGCCGTCAACTAATCCCGCTCTGTCGGCACCCGCTAACACATATGCAGTTGCACCATTGTTGGTTACTGCAATTGAATAGGTTTGTCCAAAGTTTGTTAATTGCGTTACTGTTCCTGTAGGTGTTCTTTGATCTCGTGTGCTAGGACCAACGATATAAGGATATACTGGTGTGTTTAAGTCGCCATCTTCAAATGTCAAGAAGTAAGCATATGTTCCTGCAGGATAATCAGGGGTTTTACAGTATTTTCCGTTGTATTCATCCAGCGACCCAAGTCCTTCTATATACTCATAGTCCTGTACAAATGTGCCTGCAGGCAATTCAGAGTACAAATAACCTCTACCAGATGCAGCCGACGGTTTAGTCCTGTAACTGGAACTTTGCTGGCTTATGCCCGATGTGTTATCGCCAGGAATTGTATACCCAAATGGTCCGTATATGGGATATCCGTCAAATGCAAATCCTACTATCTTAGAATGGCCGTCACTGTGTCTAAGATTGTCGCCGTCGTTGCTAGCAGTGTCAGCAAAATAACTGCTGGACGAAATAAACTTTTCATTGTTCCATGCTCTATATAAGAACTTGCCATTATGATAATGATATTCACCATTGCTTTCTGGATAGCCGCCGGCGCCGTCTTCGCCAAATAGGTTGCCGTTAAACACAGAGTTCCAAACAAACCCAGATTCTGCTACATTGCTACCGCCTGGCAAGGTAGAAGACACAAAATCAGGTCCGTGGAACACAACACCGTTAAGCATTATTCCTACCGAGTTTGTGCCCAGAACTTCTGGATTAGGTAATGGTAGCGTATCAAATGTATCATTAGTGCTATTGTATAGATTGTTACCTGCTTTAAAATCAAAAGTCACGTCATATGTCTTATCAGTGATTAACGCAGTGCTGTCTGAAAATTCTCTAGCAGTAACACCGTCATTGACTAACGGGATTCCTGCTTTTGCAGGATAAGGATCAGCATCAGCAATAAATCTCAAAGTTGTACTGGTATCGATGATTGAAGTCCGGCTTGGGTAAGTTCCAGTTGTGTTAGAAACTGCTAAAATTGTAGGATCAACAGGGTCTGTTGGCACACTGGTATCCAAGAACTGTACTTCTACAGATGCCTGTTGATTATTCAGTGTGAGCACAAATTTTTCCGGACCTTCTAATCCTAAATCATTAGTCAAAGTAAATGTAGCAAATGCACTGTTAGCATTAACTACAAATTGCCCAGTTAATGGCTCACCACCAATGTCACTAGCAGAAATACCAGTAATATTATAACTTAGGACACTTCCGTCTGGAATATCAGTTGTTGTAAGATTTACTGTAAACGAATCTCCTTCATCTACAACCAATGGTGCACTTAGGCTATATGTCGGATCAATCGGATCAAGATTTCCTAACACTCCTTCAAATGGATCACCAAGTTCGGTAGTTAACTGTTCTTCGACAGCGGCTGAGGGAACAAGTGTGCCTCCTGTATTTCCAGTATCTATATTTGTTAACACAGTTGAGCTTGGCAGTATTGACGGTGAGGAAGTTGTTCTTGTTATCACACCTTGTTGTGGCGCACTGATTCCTGTAAACACCCTGCCAGTAGATTGCAACGCACTGGCTGAATGTTCATCTATAAATTCTATGTTGTCTACTGTTGCACCATTTATAAAGATTTCATCACTTTCGCATTTAACTTCAAATAAACTTCCAAATGTTTGCTGTGCTTGAGTAGGGACTATCACAAAACTTACCAGCTCCGGAGTAAGTTGATTCATTATGTATGTGGATAGTTCTTGGAAGTAGAATGTTTCGCCAAAATCCCAATTTTCTATGCTGAAAAATCTGTTTATTAAATCAATTATATTTGCTTTTAATTCATTGTTGTTTACAGAAACTTCACTGTTTTTCACAACTTTAAATGTGGCTTGCAAGTTATTGTCAGCTTTGTCGCCAAACAGTATCTTATACTTAACAGGATGATATACTATTTCGTCGCTGATACTTTTGATTTTATTTAAGGCTGTGCCATAGGTTGAAAATAGTTCATCTGTGCTAGGTGGCAATGGTTTTTCAGTTATGCCACCGTCCAGGAATTGTCTCATTAGACTGTCATAACTTTTTGTTAACAGATATGTATCCATTATATTGCTTCTGCTCGGATCAATTCTGTAGTTTTGATCGGCTACATGAACATATTGGAACTTTAATTTATCTCTGCCTACAAATGCACGATAATCGGTTGTCACTGTCATATTATTTTGCGACTTATTCAGCACTTTGAACAAATCAAAATCTGAAAAATAGAATACTTGTCCTTCTGACTCAACACTAGGGTTAATAGGATCTTTTTCATTTTGTCTGATTTTAACAGTGTTGTCAGAATTGTCAAAATATCGATAATCGTCTACTCCGTCAGAAGTTGCATATCTCTGTTGGAATATAAATCTTTTATCAAGAGGAACATTAAACTCGTCTACTATGTCTTTGAATATATCCGGATTGTCAGCAATGCCGTCATCGTCTTTGTCAAACAGGGCCAACTGAATTTTACGAGTGTCGTTGTATCCGCCTGCATCTTTGTATGCATCAGAAATACTCCAGTCAAAGTCTTTATTGAAAGGCTGTGTTGCATTAGGACGAGTATTAATATTTAGAACCTTAATTACGTCTTTTTGTACTTGTCCTGTTTTAGGATCATATATTTTATCAGCACTGTCGAAAAAGAATTTTACTTCGTCGGCACTTTCAAATACATACCTTAGATTCCTATAGGACACTGTGTATTTGCTACCGTCTGTTTGAAAATAGAAAATCCAGCTAGAGTCAAGATTTTGTCCGATGTTGTTTCCTGCATTTTGATTTGAAAATCCAGAATAGGTATTAATATTTTCTGCGGTTATAATCTTCCATTCGCGATCTTCTTGACTGTAACGCAATCCAAAATCTCTAAAAGCAAATGCTCTATCTACTATTTGTCGCTTGATATCTGAAGAAATGCTGCGAGTATATCTAGGAAGTATCTCAACCAACACAGACCCTTCTGCAATAATGTCATTAAACACAATTGGACCAAATCCGTTATCGTCAATTGCAGTTCCATCGTTGTTTACTGATTGCACTATTGTCCAGTTATAAAGGCTTGCACCGGGAGCAGTTGCCAAAGTGGTTAATGTTCCGTCTTCTAGATAATACTGTTGTACTTGATTTTGATTTTTAGGCGCTTTAAATTTTACAAGTGCGCCGGTTTCAAAGAAACTTAAATTGTTTTGTGCATATGATGCAACAGGATATACTGCCGCACCTTGAATAGGCGTGCCGTTAGCAGCTGTGAATAGCTGTGCAGTGTTTAGGATTTCTTGAAAATAACCAGTGCTTCTATTTGTGGAGTTTGTAACCTGTCTCCAAGTAGCATTTAGATCTTCAATATTTTTTCTATTGAAGTTTTGTTGATAAAATGCTTTAACAGTATTGCTGTTAATTAACGGTTCTATTTCCGTATAAATTACACCTTCAATATCTGCTTGTGTAACAAAATCAAAATTTATTTTTTCCACGAACTCTTGTTTGTACAATACACCGTCCGTGGCAAACAAACTGGTTGTTGAATATTTTCCTGTAGGATCCTTTAAGTCTAGGTATTTGCTTATGCCACTGCTGATCCTGTTAACTGTCTTGGTTTTAATTATGTCCTGATCAATACCAAGAGGTCCTACATTATAATCCTCTGCTGTGATCAATCTGTTTTGTGTGTAGTATGTTGCAGGAGCATCTGCTTTGATGTCCGAATTAGTTTCGCTCGGTCTGGAATTGTTTACTGTTGTTTTAAGGCTAAGCCCTATTGTCAAAACTTCTTGCTTGTTTGTTCTGCTGATATAAGGAATTTCAACCGAAATGCTTTGAAGCGCACTGGGATTTATAACCATGTTTCGATTGTCAGATGTTCTATAATATATACGAAAACTGCCAGATGGTAAATTGCCGAACACACCGTCTGAAAATACCAAATTAATTCTGTCGTCTGTTCTGGTGCTCACAGCATAAACATTTTTTGTGTCTTCAAAAATGCTTGAATAAATTATGTTGTTGCCTTCCACACTGTCCAGTTTAGTCCATAGGGTTGTTTCAAACCCATTAGAATCAGTTCCGTATACCCAAATATCACTGTCATTGATATCTGCCGCATCAATTCCTACTACCTGATTTGGGATGGGTTTGTTAACTGTGAAGTTTGCACTTTCAAGAGTTCCTTGACGGAAATGCATGAAGAATCCTGTGTTTGAACTACCTGCTCCCTGTCCGTCGTCTCTGTACAGGAAGCTAGGGTTATTACCTGGAAGTGGCGGTTCCTCTACAATACTGGTCCCATCAAGTGATGTACTTACAACTTCAAATCGTGTGGTTAGTCCTTCAACATCTTTGTTAAATCCGTATGCAGGAATATCTGTGTTTAGACTGTTAAATCTATATTGTTCAGTGCTGACTCCTTGAATATTTGCATTTTTCAAAGGACGTCCTATGCCGCCGCTGGCAGGAAGTGCTGCATTTAAAATCTTAACAAACTGTTCGAAGTAGTTGGGATTAGCCCGGTCGTTCCATAACACGGTGGTGCCTGATAAATCAGTTCCTGTGCTGTCTTTGACAGACTCTGTTGTTGTAATAGTGTCAAACTTTAACAGTCCGTTTGCAGGCTTGTTTCTATGAGGATTATAAGAAATAAGTTTTGCCAGTCTGAGCACACTTTCTCTGCGCTCTGCTGTTTCAAGGAAATTTTCTCTAGCATTGAGATCTACACGGAAGGATAAGTTTTGTCCAAGGAAGGCGATAAGGTCTATGAGTGCAAGATACTCAGAGCTTTCAATGTAGTCGTTAAAGTCTTCAGGATAATTCTGTCTAAGATAGTTTATCATTGTTCTGCGGAGGTTGTCAAAATCGTAGCTTTGGAAGTCCGCATTTCTGAAACTTTGATAAATTTTCTTCCAATCTTCAGTTACTAACAACCTTGACTGTCTATCAGTAGACGACATATAGATATTCCTTATAATATAAGATATTTATCAGCAAAAATTAAACTAGCATTTAATTTACTGGAGCATTTGCTTGGTCAAATTTGAACTGTAGTTGTTCTGAAAGATTGAACGGAACATAGGTAAGAAAACAATTGACTTCTATGCCATTTTCATAGGTGTCAACAAGAATTTGTGTGACTTGCAGTCTAGGATCATAATTACAAATTTCTGTGACATTATCAAGAATAGCATCTCTTACTTCGTCGGTGAATGGTTCCCATAGAAGGTCCCAGATAATTGTCCCAAACTCGGGGTCACTTAACTTTTCTCCCTGACGTATATGGAAGTGATTTATTAGATCCTGTTTGACTAGTTCAAAATCGTAAAGAGCATATTCCTTAGAATTAGGGTTAAGTGTAGAAAAACCCCGATATGCTGTACCAGATTTATTAGGCTGTGGTTTGCCCGGAACAATTATTCTTTTGTAAAGATTTTTTTCTAAAGTGCTCATAGTACTATTTACCTAGGCAACCGTACCAGGACGAAGCGGTACAGTTTGCTGTGATAGACCTTTGCGCAGTGCACGTTCAAATTCTCTAGTGCTTAACCACACAACGCCACCGCCTCTATCTGAACCAACAATATCAAGGTGCATTACATAAGGACCCATATACGAAGGACTTGATCCTCCTGCTCGGCCGCCGTTTTTCATAAACAATTCCACGAACTTATTGAATATAGGATTGTTGCTGGGGATTTGAATACCGTCTTTTGTAAGGTATAAGTCACAAGCTGCTCCGCCATCGTGTCTTACAGAACCTGTTCTGACAGCTTTGCCGCCCACATACCATTTCTTAGAATTCTGCGCTTTATATCCGCCACGTGCAATACATTCATCATAAGGCATTTGTCCGCCGCTGGTGATATGCACTTTCACTTGTAATTCTTTAGCTACTTTGATTAATAATTCTTCTAGTATAGGATCACAAGCAAGATTGCGGGTGGCATTCCGATTTTCATAAACTAATTCTTCTTTATCAACGCCAGGAGCACCGAAGTCAGTGTCACCACTTATTTCAGACTTGCTCTTTAATCTTGGATCAACCTGTCCTTCACCTATAGCTGCAGAATCATCAAAACTATCACTGTTTCTATAATCAGATCCAGAACCGTCACCTTCTTCTGGTACATTTTGCGAACTTAGATTACCGCCTGTACCCATAACACGCACAGTGGTTTCTCCGTTGGTTTTGCCTTTCAAGAACGTGTCTGGAGTTTGGAATCTATCAGCAGTTACAAGAGCTCCTGTTGCTTCTCTGTCAGTTTGGTCCCTCTTAAATTGAAGCGGATTATAGTTTTCATGATGTGGCCAAGGTTCGTGCTGAGGTGCTCTGGCAAGAATGCTAGGATATGGTATAGGTTGATCCACACCTGGCATTACATATGGCAATGTGATTGTGGGTAGCGGCTTAACCGGCTCGGCATCTGACTTTGGATCTTCTGCTTGGAATGCAAATTCTGCTGGTACAGGATCTTCTGCAGGAATCGCAGGAAGTGCGTCTACAGTTTTACCACTGTTCCAATGCACTTCGCTTGCATCTCCCGAAATTAAACTACCGCCTTGTAGATGTATTTCAGTATCTGCTTTCATCCTTATATCTGCAGGTGTGATGCTGTTTATTCCTAGCAGTGCATTAGAAAACATTGCAGCCGGTGTGGTGTTGTGAATTCCTAATATTTCCCCGTTTGTGGGCTCTGCCAAAATAGTTTCATTGAAAACTGCTGTTTCAGCGGTGGTATGTATAGCTCCGGTTATTGTACGTGTGTACATGTTGTTGCCGGCAATGGTGTGAATATCTGTGCCTGCGTTAGTTTGAATGCTTTCGCCAGCACGCACATGCATTTTACCTTCCACTTTGGTATAGACGTTGCCTGCGGTGATGTTATGTGTGCTTCCGTCACTGGTGGTAAACACACTACCGCCGGCATTGGTATGCACGCTACCGGCGGTTTTCATCATCATGTCTCCGCCTCCGCCAATGTTGATGCTACCACCTACATTTGATTTATATTCATTTTCTACATACAAATGTCTATCTCTTTTCACAGTGACTTTGTGATCTCTACCAACATGTAAATTGGTGTTATACGCACTTTCTATCTGTACCCTGCCGCTTTCCAAATCTTCTTCAACGCTCTTGAAATCACTCCAACGAGCACTGGCTTTTATGTTTACATTTCTACCAGCATCGACATTAAAATCTCGTTCTGCTGTGAAGTTTATATCATTGTCACTCATAACAGAAATGCTGTCTTGTGCATGAATATCTATTTTACCATCTGACGTTAATTCAATCCATGCAGTGCCGCGTGAATTTCCTATGTAGATTAAATCTTCTGAGTTATGTAAAAGTATTTGATGTCCTGTTCGTGTGCGAATTCTGGTTAATTCATTTTGGGGAATTGTTTCGTCGCCACCGCCTTCTTTTCTTATACGGTTTATGTATATAGGAGGACCGTCTTCTGCATGGGTAGCACGGATAAATTTGTCATCTCCGTCATCCATTACAAAGCTGGAACCACCTAGACGATTGTATGGTATGTCTGCTCCGCCGATGCTTTCTCCGTACTTTGCCTTGGGCGCACCTTTACGTTTGTCAAGTGGTCCAGGTGTGCTCATGCCAAATACCATACTAGGCACTTCCCTTCTAGAACTTGTTGTGGTTGTACCGCGGGCTTCGTCATCTAACAGTCCTTGAACTGTTAATACACCTGTGAAATCTTTGTTGTATGGTTTATCAAAAAAGTTAGGATCAATTTTTGCGCCAGTTTCTAGTTTTTTGTTATATTCGCCTACAGGCAATTTCTTACCTTGTAAGTCTCCAGGAGTTGCATCAGTGGTAGCCGTTGTGCTTGCTCTGCCATCTGGAACCATGAAATTCATGTTGTTGTCTTGGATACACCCTATCCAGTATCCGTATGCAGGATTGCCTTCAGCAAATATCACTAAAACTCGTGTGCCAAAGTCTGGTGGCACAGCCCAGAAGCCATAACTCTTTTGGGTATTTTCATAACCGTCGTTTTCTTTAAGTCCGCTGGCAGGGGTGACTCCATAAAACGGCGATAGATACTTCACAACAACTAACTGTCCGCTGCGTTCCGGAGTATTAGCCGCACTGCTTTGTCTGAGTAATTCTACCTCTAAACTGCCTTGCATATAAGGGTCAAGATGATTTACTATCATTGCTTCGTAAGGACCTGATCCTCTTATAGGTGCATCTTTAACCCTGGTTCTAGAATAACTATACATTCGTTATTGCTCCGCTTCCATTACCTGCAAATTTAAATCCAGGATCATCGTAAAATATATCTCCGTTTACATCATATTTAATCTTGCTAGGATTAGGTTTTTTGCCTAATGAAGCACCGGTTGTTATGTCTATTATATCTGTATCCGTTTCACCTAAATATTCAGCCGCTAATAATTCATTATAATCACTGTCATTCACAGAATCTATTTCATCCTGGATACTTTGGGTAATTTCTAAAGTGTTGCTAGGACTTGGTAAACTTCTGCCAGTTGGTAAAGGCTTGTCTGACACTCCTTCTAGTCCGCCGTCGGCAAGCTGAACAAAGCTTGTTGTGGTATTTGTCTGAGGTTGTGTAGGATTTAGTCTTTCTAATTCTGCAAACCAAGTATCAGATAGTGCATCTATGCTCTTGAGATCTTTTATGCCTTTAGATCTCAAGACTGGATCTGTAGTGATGTAAGGATCGTATCCTTTAGTTGCTGTATACAAATTTCGTGTACTGGTTAAATTGATTTTGTTATCCTGAGTTGCATAAAAATCTGCGGTGATTTTTGCACTTGTGTTTTCATCAAATGCAAGATCCGGATTGTTTTCTAAATCTATATTGAGTTTGTCGCCTAGTTCTACATAATTATCTCTACCGGTTACCTGTATAAATCCGCGTCCTCTATACTCATAGCCTCCGATATCGTCATATACTGCATCATAAAATGTTTCGGGATCTTGTTTGAGGCTGGTTAGTTCTGTGTCTGAATAACTTGCGACTCTAGACCCAAAGTCACTGCGTATAGTTGTGTTTGTTACTCCAGAATAAACTTTGGTTGTGCGATGGCTTAACCGACTGGTGTTTTCCACCACTGCTAGAATATTTGCTTGTTCTCTTTGATCTGTAATGCCTTGTGTTTTAAGTTCATCCACTATCTTTTTTGCTGACTCTACTTTTTGTTCTTGTGTAGGATTTATAGGTGCTTGTGTTTCATAATCTACCATGGTATTGTTTGGTGGTATTGATGTAGCAGAAACAGGAGTAAATTCAGGCGCATTTCCTGCATTGAATAAAGGATCATTTCCGCTAACAGTGTAATTTTCTTTTTCTAGTACAGGGTTAGTTTCGTTAATTCCTACGTCTTTAACTTGCTTTCCTGTTCTAAAATCATACCTGTCATCTTGTGGATCCACATTTTGATATTCAAACACATTTTCTGCTTCAGGTAAATTTAATTTTTCATTAGGGTTAGTATTAACTCGTCGGCCGCCTAATACTCTGTCACCGCCAGTTGTTGCAACTTCAGCAGTTCTTTTGTAAGAACGTCCAGTAGGTGGCGCTGCACTGTTTTTGCTTCCCAGTGTAACATCAACTTTTGAAACTTTTCCAGGTCCTGATTTTCTTAAATCACTTAGTGTTTGCAAAAATGAATCTAAGTTGTGCCCTTCTGTGAAAATATATTCACCGCTGTAAAAACTTTGTCCTTTCATAAGAGCCACGGGCGGTACGCCTTGCTTAACTTCATTAGGCTGTATGGGTCTAGGAACAGGCACTGCATCAAATTCCATAGCTAGTTGTATACAAAAATCACTGTCAGGCATTTTACCTGCCTTCCAGTCTTTAAGCTTTCTTACGTCTTCTAGCCTAGCAATCATCAAAGCATCTTGAATTTCTTCGGTAAATCTAATTTTTTTTGGGTCTAAGCCAAGATAGGTGTATGCTTTCTTGAGTGCACTCTTTATCATTTGATATTTGCCTACTGCACTGCTGGTTCCTAACTTGCCGCTTCGTTTAAGTAATCTTGCTTGAAACAACTGCACCTGTTCCAGTGTCCATTCAGTTAGTCTAGGTTCTTTTTGTGCAAGATAATACGAGTAATAAGTGTTACCTGCTAAGTTGGTTTTGGTTACAAGATCCAGCAACTGTTTGTCTTGCTGAGTAATTGTTACAGCGTTATTTGCATCTTCTGTAACACCGTCTGTTGGGTCGGGCATTTGTTCTTCTACTCGACGCAATATGTCTGCAGATGTGCTGGTGGTTTTTGCTACTTCAGTTGACTTAAATCCGTTTATTCTTACTGCATTATGATCGCCAACAAGCAAGGCATCCGGGTATGTATTTCGTATTTCAGCGGCGGCTTCTGCTGTTAAATGTCTGGGTTCTGGTATGCTGTATTTGTCAGTAATATCGTATACTGTGGCGCCTGTTGCACCTGCCACAACTGCACTGTTTTGAGAAGAATATTCTTCAGTGTTAGGCGGTACAACCACAAAGGTTTCGTATCCTCTAACGGTAAGAGATTCTATTATTTTTGTTATGTTTTCTGTGGTTAATGATGTTGTTGTTTCGTCATCATTTGTTCCTAATGCAATTACTACTGTAGTTGTCATTGCTGTCCTTGCACTCTTGCTTTGGTCTTATTTTTCTTTGCGATCAGTTGCTCGTATCGAGTTCCTCTAGAGTTTTCTTCAGTTACGTCGGGTTGGGATGCCTGCGTCTGCCTTCTAGTTTTAGCGGCTTGTTCTTTGCGGGCTTGCACTTCTGCATTACCGTCACCGCGTCCGCCAAAGGAAACGCCGTCAAAATCGCCGGCACTTCCTCCTAGTGTGGTTCCTCCTGTAACTCCTTTGGTGCCCGTTTCTTTATCTGTTTGTCTAGGGCGTCTAACTAATTTAAGTTCTTGGGTAAATTTTCCACCGCTAAATGAATTGGTAACTGCTAATATCTGAAAGTATCCGCTAAACGGTCTAACTAATTCCGGAAAATCCATTACAAAATGTCCGGGTTTATTTGGATAATCCAAAGGTGTAAGGAAGTTTACATTACAGCAAACTTCATGATAAGTGTAATCCATGCTGCCGCTTTGGGTTGCATTTGGTCCTGCTCTTTCGTCCCTATTATTTCCTGTGTCAATTGGAATATAAAAAGGATCTCCCCAAATTTGCATGTTTGCGGTTATCATGTCAACTTCTGAATTGATAAGTCTGTCATGGAATTGCTCTGCCATTCTACGTTTGGCAGAATTTTCCGGTCCAAGCTGCTGTCCTTTAGGTATAACTCTGTCCAGTCTTGGACTTAAAGAAACGCTCCCACCTTGTTCGTTATTTGTTTCAGATTTTTCTGTGGTAAGTGCAGGTTCAGGTTGTTCTTCTGTTCCTTTGGTGCTATTGCCGGGCTTGCTGTTACCTTTGTTTAAATCACTCATAACCAACTGGAAAAACGCATTGTTAAAGTTAATATCAAAGTCGATAATATCTTGATTTTTTCCAGTGTAAATGTAATCATATTCTTTCAACGCAACTGCTTTTAATTCTTTGGTGTTTGTTGGAGCTTCTTTGGTTCCTTGGAATTTGGCTTCGTCTGGATAATAAGGAATAACACTGTAAACATATGTCATTCGGGGACGGCCTATTGACTCTTCTACTTTTTCGTCTGTTTCAATAAACGTGTAAGTTTCAATTTTGAACCATTTTTTCTTACCGTCTTCCCTCTTTTCACCAGGCGCATCAAACGCATACTGACTGCTTAGTAGAACATCTTCAATGATTTCTGTGATTCGCGTGCCTTGCTCATATTGAAAAACTGCTGATTTAACAGGCGGAGCTGTTTCAGCTTTGCTTGGGTCGTTTATTTGTGTTTCCGGATCATTGGATTGTGCTGCCGAAGGAAAGTCAGCACCTTTGGGTTGGTTAGAATCAACCGCAACAGGACTAAGTCCTAATTCGTTTACATTGTTTTTGTTCATGCTCCATGCTTTCAGTGTTTTATAAACTTTAGGCGGAGACGAAAACAGGTTTTCTTTGTTTACCTGAACAGTGTCCGGATCATCAACTTCTGCTTTTTCCGTTGTACCACGTCTTATGGTTTCTTGATCCTGCACTGTGATTAAATCTTGTTGATTTACACCTGTTCCATTGACTGCTTCTGGAATTGCTTTTTTGTCTTTGGGGAATAATATAAGAACCCTATCATAACCTGCAATTTTCTTTTCTTCTTCGAGTGTTTCCACATGAGAATTAATGTTACGGGCAACACTTTCCAATGAATTTTCTAGAACTTCGTGGACCAGCCTTCCGCTGCTTTTAACATCTGTTTTGACTGAGTTTATCATGTCTTCATGGGGGACATCATTATAAGCAACAGCACTCACTCCGTATGTGCTTCCTTGTCCACTAACTTCAAACTCTACATTGTTGATCATTATGGGGAAGTATCTAGGTTTAATAGTGCTAGAATCTGCAACAGGCTTTCCGTACTGGTCGTAACCTTTGAATTCAATTCTCAAGCAGAATGGCACTTTGGAGAAATTTTTGAATCCCAGTTCCTCTGAAGCAAGTTTAATTGCTTCTAGGAATTTGCCCATGCTGTATGGTTCGATTAGATTGAAAGTTATATTGGTTCCTACACCCACACCCGTGTTTTGACTGGGTGCAATTACAACATCTATTTCTAAATCATCAATAAAGTATTCTGCGTGTGCAGTTCCGCCTAGTTCGCGGCTAAGTCCATCTTCTTCTAGGGTTGTAATTCTTTTTTCTAACTCGCCGCCACCGCTTTTTGCGATAATTTGGCTGAATCCTCTTTCGCCTAGCGATTTTGGATTGTTAAATTCTTCTGCATTTAGAATTCCAAGGGTAAGAACATAATTGTAAGTGTTATATTTGGCAAGTTGATTTCCAAATTTGGTGCTGCCGTCGTTACCTTGCTTTTCAGGCTGTCCCAGTGAACGCAGTGCTTCTGCTTGTTTTTGTATGGTGCCTCTTGGCTGTGAAAAACCTGCCAATTCTTCTTCTGTGGCAGCAACTTCGGACTTTATTCTGTCATTGATTTGATCCAAGTCTCCTCCCACAAAGCTGGCTACTTCTTTTTGGGAATAATCATACACCCTTGTTTTGTCTAGTTCGTAATTATCAGCTAGACTTTTTCCTAACACTGATAAATTTTGCACAGGATCGTCTGTGTTGCTTGCACCCGAACTTATCAGAGCAGCATTTTTGCTTCCTATAATGTTTTGTATTCTAGGGTCATTAACAGCGGAAGGCTGTTCAAAATTATTGCCGCTACTTAACACAGTGTTGTAATTTCTGTCGTTCTGTGATCCGTTTCTAGGACCAATAGAAGGTTGGCTACCAAATACTCCCAGCTCTTTGGCTATGCCTGTGCCTAATTTGATTGCACGGGTGTCTGTGCCAGTGGCACGCCCTAAAGCATCGATTGGATTTGATATTGCTCTGGACAAATCTCTGTCTATTTCAGAGAATGGACGAGTAACATTAGACACTGTGGTTGACATTCTGCGTCGTTCAGGATAGGTTATCTGTCTTATTTTTTGTGACGCTGTAACCGAATCAACTTTGCCTGTAAGAATTCCCACAAGGGCAGCTGTTGACCCGGATCTTTTTGTAAGACTTTTGATGCCGCCTTCGTTTGTGGCAACTGCAAATCCTATAGCAGCAGCAGCTTCTAAATTTGGATCTACTTTTGCCAAAGTGCCATTAACTAAATCTTGAAATCTATTTCTGCCGGAATCAAACGCATTGGTTAACGGAGATGTGTATGCTGTGTTTAAATCGTTGAAGCTTCTGGGCACAACACTTAAATTACTGCTCAAAGAAGTGGCGGCATTTGATGCTCTTCCGTTGTTTTCTTTTTTTCTGTCGTATTCTATGCCAGTATCGTCATCTGTAACACTGCCCATTGCACTGGATAATGTTTTTCCTCTGGAATCAATTACTCCTGTAGAGCCGCCGGTTTCTTGATTTAGATCTTGAATGATTTTGTCGGCGGAATTTACAACACTGCGATTGTAATTTGGAAAATTGCTGACTACACCCGGTTGTCTATTAGCAACTGATCTGTCTGTTCTAGGGGTGGCAGGCAAAACATCGGTGATTTCGCTTACAGATTTAGTAACGGTGCGAATTGTTGAAAATTTACCCACCGTGTTATAGCCGGAATTTCTTGCCAAAGATTCTGCTGTGTTAATCCATCCGTTTATGTCATCAACACCGATATTATCGACATTGAACTTGCTGTTTATAGGTAAACGCTTTGACATATTAGAATCCTAATCTTTTTCTGAGATTCTGTTCTTGTGGAAGGTAAATTTTTGTGCCTGCTATGAAATCAAACACAGGATCTTTTAACACATCCATATTTCTTTGGGCAAATACCCACCATAGGTCTTTGGTTCCATACAGATCAAATGCAAGAAGATCAGGTCTATAAGAATATTGAGCAAGAATTGTAAATTCTATATCGTCACGTGAAGCCGGTATAGGTTGTGGAACAAAAACTCCTAGATATCCCTGTGGTGTTATTTCTGTATTAGAATATACGCTTAGATTTGCCATTAAACGAATCCTTCATTGCCGCCAACAAATTTGCCTTCGGCAAATTCTCTTAGATTGAATTTACTCACACTGGTTCTTGCATAGTTTGGTACACAATTCACAGTGATCAAGCTTTCAACAGGCACATAATTTGTTTCACCGTCTACGATACAGGGAATATAGTCAATATCCTGTGGTAGATCTGTTGTAAAGTTAGTTATAAGAACAGGAATATTATTGAAAACGTGTTTACCATACCCGTTCAGCCTTGACATGGGAGGCGGCTTTCCTACATTACTGCCATTTCCATAAAACATCTTTGTCATTGTTCTTAAAAAGTGTATTGCCGCAATCCAGTATGCTGCATCTGCGGAATTTTCCGCAATAAAACTTCCGGAAATTGTAAATTGATCAACTTGACTGCTTTGATATGCATTAAATGGATAATTATTATGTGTTGGAGTAATGCTATCGTAATTTGCCGAATGTCCTAAAATAATAGTAGGGTTAAAAGGAAATACCATTTTGTTACTGGTTTCTCTTAGCGGTGATAAAACAGGACCACTGTTAATTTCCGTAGGAACTTGCAAACTTACTCGCCAATCTATTTCTCTAGACTGCGGAGTTTTTGCAACTTCGGCTTTTGCAGCAGTGGGATTAGCTCCCGGAGGAACACCAGTATCTCTTAATGCTTGTTGACGTGTAGAAGGTTCTTCGCCATAGGACCCACTGTTAAATTGCTTGGAGTCATTGTTAATTTGACTGGCATTTGCAGAGTCAAAACTGTACTTCTGACGAATTATATCTGTAGCATTATTAGTGGCCATTTAAATTCCTTTATTATGATGTATTTAGTTGACAAAATTAACAGAGTATATTATTATAGTAACTTAGGAGAATAATAATTATATGAGAAAAAAGAATTATCTTAACAACAGAGACTTGTTAGCAGAAATACACAAATCAAAGAACACATACAACAGTTATTCAAGGCAGGAATATCATCAATACGATCTCATATTATCCAGCACCAGCGATATCAACGCAACCACAGTTCAAGAGGCTAAACAGGAAAAGGCAAAACGTTTGAGCTACGAAGCATACGAGGCTTCCAAGGAAGCGGGTGAAAAAATCAAACAGGCAGAATGCGAAGTGTTTGCCAAAGACATTACCAAAGAAGAATTAATCTTTCGAGTGATGACATTTGATCACATTCCAGATGAACCCGGTCGAAAAAAGAATCCTAAAACCATTGCGGATACCAAAACCAAACTGAATTTTCCTCCATTTCAGCATTGGAAGTACGACGACGAAGGGGAATTAATCTGTGTGGGCAAAAGCCACTGGAAGGGCGGTGTAAAAACTGGTAAATTCTCCAAAGATCACGGACAGACCACAAACAAACTAGCACTTATGTGGCTGAAACTGGTGGAACGCTATGCAACTAGAGGTAATGTTCGCGGCTATACCTATAATGACGAAATGAAAGGGCAGGCAATCTTACAATTGACACAGATCGGCTTGCAGTTTGACGAATCCAAGTCAAACAATCCATTTGCATACTATACAGCCGCGGTTACTAACTCATTTGTGAGAGTTATCAACATAGAAAAACGCAATCAGAACATTCGAGACGATATTCTTGAAATGAACGACCTTAATCCTTCATACACTCGACAGCATGCGGGCGAATGGGAAGCGGCACTCAAGCGAGAAGCTGATGTAGACGGTGGCGATTTTGATGTTCCTCAAGAATCTTCGGAGCCAAAGGAAGAAAACGATTGACAACTAGCGAAATCTGTCATATTTTTGTAGTATAACTAAGAGGACTGACACTTGTTTAAGAAGGCGGCTGTATTTACTGACATCCATTTCGGATTGAAAAGTAATTCTAAGCAACATAACCGTGACTGTGAAGACTTTGTGGACTGGTTTATTGAAACTGCGCAGGCAAATGGTTGCGAAACTGGTATATTCTGCGGTGACTGGCATCACAATCGCAACAGTTTAAATCTAACCACCATGGATTCTACCATTCGCAGTCTAGAAAAGCTGGGAGAAGGGTTCGATCAGTTTATTTTCTTTGATGGTAACCACGACTTATACTACAAAGACAAGCGAAATGTCAACTCAACAGCATTTGCACGGTACATACCTGGCATTAGATTTATCGATTCCATTGTGACCGAGGACGATGTGACCATCGTGCCGTGGCTGGTAGGCGATGAATGGAAGAAAATTGAAAAGATCAAAAGCAAATACATGTTTGGACACTTTGAACTGCCCAGTTTCTATATGAATGCCATGGTACAAATGCCCGATCACGGTGATCTAAAGAAAGAACACTTCAAACATCAGGAGTATGTGTTCTCAGGACACTTCCACAAACGCCAAAAGCAGGGCTCTGTGCACTATATTGGCAATGCTTTTCCGCACAACTATGCTGATGCATGGGACGACGAGCGTGGTATGATGATCATTGACAAAGAAAATGACCTTGAGCCACAATACATCAACTGGGCAGACTGTCCTAAGTATCGCACAATCAAGTTAAGCCAACTGTTAGACCCCAGTGCAGACATAATTCTGCCTAAAATGCATCTTCGAGTGACCATTGACATTCCAATTTCGTTCGAAGAAGCTAATTTTCTCAAAGAAACATACATCAATCAGTACAATTGCAGAGAAATCACACTGATTCCTCAGAAGCAGATGGAAGAAATCAACACTGACCTGGATATATCTGCATTCAGCAGTGTGGATCAAATCGTGTCTACTGAAATTGCAGAGCTGGACACTGAAAATTACAGCAAGAAAACACTTTTAGATATCTATAACGGGCTAGAATGATAAAAATTAAGGATTTAACTGTTAAGAATTTCATGAGCGTGGGCAATCAAACCCAGGCAGTGGATTTCGATCAAACCAATTTAACTTTAGTGCTTGGTGAAAATTTAGACCAAGGAGGTGACGATTCAGGATCGCGCAACGGTACGGGTAAAACTACGATCATTAATGCTCTTAGTTATGCTTTGTACGGCCAAGCACTGACCAACATCAAACGGAATAATCTTATCAATAAGACTAATTCTAAAGGGATGTTGGTCACCCTATCCTTTGAAAAGAACGGAGCAGATTATAGGATAGAGCGGGGTCGCTCTCCTAATGTGCTGAAATTCTTTATCAACAATGAAGAGCAGATAGAAGAAGACGAATCGCAAGGCGACAGCCGCAAAACTCAAGAAGACATTAACCATCTGTTAGGCATGAGTCACGATATGTTTAAACACATTGTGGCGCTGAACACTTACACAGAGCCTTTCTTGAGCATGCGGGCTAACGATCAGCGAAACATCATCGAACAACTGTTGGGCATTACAATCCTCAGTGAGAAAGCTGATCAACTCAAAGACGAAATCAAACAGATCAAAGAAAAAATCACTGAAGAAACATTTAAAATTAATGCCATTGAAGAGTCTAACAAGAAGATACAGAGCACAATTGACAATCTAAAACAAAATCAGCGTGCTTGGCAGGCTAAGAAAAAGAAAGACTGTGAAAAATTGCAGGATGCCATTGAAGAACTGGAACATCTAGACATTGATGCAGAACTTGAAGCTCATGAAAAGCTTAACAATTGGACTGAGATGAACAATGCTATCTCGGCCCTTAACAAAGAAAAGAGCACACTGGAAAGCGCACTGCTTCGTGCAGACAAAAGTGTAAAGAAAGCCGAGACTGACATTGGTGAATTAGATGGCGCAACCTGTTATACCTGCGGACAGGCATTGCATGCAGACAAAAAAGAAGAAATCTTATCTCGAAAGAAAAAAGAACTGTCTGATGCAATGGCATATCAAACAGAAGTTGCTGACAAACTGGAATTAGTGTTGTCTGATCTAAACAAAATCGGAGATATCAACGGTAGACCCAGCACGTTCTATGAAAGCGCCAAAGAAGCATACGAACACAGAAACAATGTTGACAGTCTAACGCAGGCATTGTCCAACAAAGAAACAGAAGATGATCCTTATCAGGCACAGATAGACGAGTTGAATTCTACTGCGATGCAGGAGATCAATTGGGACACAGTTAACAGCCTGAGCGAATTCAAAGACCATCAAGAGTTCTTGTTGAAACTGTTAACCAATAAGGATTCGTTTATTCGCAAAAAGATTATTGATCAAAATCTAATGTATCTAAACAATCGACTGACATATTATTTGAGCTTGCTAGGACTTCCTCATCAGGTGACATTCCAGAACGACTTGAGTGTGGAAATCACTCAGCTGGGACAGGATTTAGACTTTGATAACCTATCAAGAGGCGAGCGCAACAGACTGATACTGGGCATGAGCTTTGCATTTCGTGATGTTTGGGAAAGCCTATATCAAAATATCAATTTGTTGTTTATTGACGAGCTGGTGGATTCAGGCATGGACAGTTCTGGTGTAGAAAATGCAATTGCGGTTCTTAAGAAGATGACCAGAGAACGCAAGAAGAACATTTTCCTTATTTCGCACAAAGACGAACTGGTAGGTCGTGTGAATAATGTGCTGAAAGTTATCAAAGAGAATGGATTTACTTCATATGCAAATGATTTGGAAATTGTGGAATAAGGATGAGTGACGAAGATTTACACGAACAGTTAGTAAGAGCATACTTAGAATACTTTAAAGCCAATGAATGGTGGGAGCGCAAGCACAGTTTTCGTGCTTATGCCGCCGTGCAACAATGCACAAGAAAAATTAGAGACATTGCAAAAGCTCGAAATTTAGAATTGCGAGAAGAAAAACAAAAACTCAAAGACAAAAAACCGGAAGATCAATGACTGTGCGTATAGGTGTTAGAGGCAGTAAACTTGCATTGGCTTATGCTGACCTTGTGTGCAGTAAACTAGATTGCGACACTGAGATTGTGATTATAAAAACAGACGGTGATATCAATGCCGACACTCCTATTCACGAAATAGGAGGAAAAGGTGTTTTCTGTAATGCTATCGAAACTGCACTGTTAAATGGCCAAGTAGATATTGCTGTGCATAGTTTAAAGGACATGCCAGGTGATGTAGAACACCCTGACTTGGAAATATCTGCGGTATTAGAAAGAAACAGTCCATACGATGTAGTAGTTGGCAATATCTTTGACGGATTTCGGTTAGGCACCAGCAGTCCAAGAAGAACTGCACAGTTATCAAAGTTTTATTCAAATCTAAATGTTGAAATCAAACCTATTAGAGGAAATATTGACACACGTTTAGAAAAACTAGACAACGGAGAATATGATGCTATAGTATTAGCAGAAGCAGGATTGCAAACACTGGGTATAGACAGAGGTTGGATTAGACTTCCTGTACATCATTGCACTCCAGCTGTAGGACAAGGCATTATTGCATTACAAACTCTAAAAGGCACAGAAGCAGGCACGATTGCAAAAACAGCCAATCACGATCTAACTTATAGGCAAGCAATGCTGGAAAGAGCATTACTGAAAGGCATACAAGGCGATTGTAGCACACGCATAGCAGGGTATGCTAGCGGGGACAATCCCATACAGCTTAGAGCAGTTTATTTCGATTGTTGATCTAAGTCAGAAGGCAGACTGATACCAAGGCCGCGACGTTATATAAGTTCATGCAATGGACTTATCAAGGTGAACCCGTGGACGAACTATCCGATGAATACGAAGGTTTCGTCTACTTGATAACCAATACTACCAACGGGCGCAAATACATAGGCAAAAAACTAGCCAAGTTCAAAACAAGCAAACCTCCTCTCAAAGGCAAAAAGAATCGCAGGCGTGGATACAAAGAGTCAGACTGGAAAACCTATTGGGGTAGTTCAGATAGACTACAGGCAGATGTTGAAGCACTAGGCGAGGACAAGTTCACACGAGAAATTCTATATCTATGTAAAAGCAGGGCAGAAATGTCCTACATTGAGGCAAGAGAGCAGTTTGATCGTCGAGTATTAGAAAGCGACGATTATTACAATGGCATTATCAATGTCAGGGTAGGCGGATCAGAAAAACTTAGACAGGCTTTATTAGAACAAGAACAAGGCAAAACAACCGACACATAAGGTTGGCGGGCCAGATAAAATTCCGCTGTGGAAAAACTGATGAAAATGTAGTCAGACACGTACATGTTGAGCGAAACCCCACAGGGCGTAGGTTGACATAGATTGACTGTCGGCAGTCGAAAACACAAACACTCCCGAAAACCGTATGCACTGGAACGAGGCAACGGGTAGCGCAAGCAATGTCGACGCAGGTTGGGAAAGGTCAGAGCCCGGGGAGTTGTGTATAAACCAAATACCTGTTTCCAAAGTCTCGGCATGAGCATGACTCACATGAAGCTTTTTTTGATGGAACCCAAAGAGGTTCCGTCTGACCTAAACGATCTACATGAAACTTTAAACAACTTCGCTAACGCTCGTTGTTATATTAAACGAAGTTCATAGTTTGAGCGAAAGCGAAAACTAAATGAGCGCAAGCTCATTTCTTGTAATAAATAAGCATATGAAAGTATTTGAAATAACTCAATTATCTGTGACTGAAAATTTTAAAGTTGTACCTTCTACTTTTGGTCTTAAAAAAGGCTGGAAGGTTGTAAACACTGCTACCGGTGCTGAGGAAGGAACATATAGAATAAGATCTCAAGCTGATCGAGTTGCAAAACAAGCAAATGTTAAACTTGGTCCATCTAATTTAGATAATGATAAAAAAGGGCAAACTGGATCCGACGATGACGATGACGATACCGATAGAAAAAAGAAAGGCGGTATCGTGGATAAAGCAAAAAATTTAGGTTCACAAATTGCAAAATTTGCTGCTCAGACGGTTGTAGGTAAAATATTTTTTACAATATTTTCTGTTGGAGATTTAATTGACGCATTAGACAGATACGGTGATGCATATGAAGCTAGTGGATGCAATCCTAATAACAGGTATGTAATTGCTGCTCAGGTAAATCTTGTTGATGAAATATCAGGATTGTTGGTAGGATTTTTATCAACTGCTGCAACAACAGCAGCATCTATAGCATTGTTTTCTAGATTATTAGGTACTATTCCGGGCCTAGGTTGGTTAGTGGCCATACTTGGAACAGCAAGTGGTGGATATCTAGCTTATCTATTAGGGAAATTGTCTCAAGATACTGGGTTTGTAAAAGGGTTATCAAATGCATTAATGAATACAATGTTTGGTCCAACAGTGTTAAAAAAGCTAAGTTTAGCAAACTGTAACATAGGCGAAGCACAGGATACTTTGCCAAAAAAACTTCCGGTTAACAAATATATCAAACAAACAAAGAAAAGTATTCTAAAAGATCCAAAACTAAAAAAAGTAATCGCTAAAGCTAAAGCAAAGGCATCCTAGTTTCATTGACTCTTTCAATGTTATCTTTGATTATTCTTCCTATTATTTCTCGATCTTCGTGAGATATTCTAAACATAAGGTCGTCGTAAGAAAAAGATCCTCGCATGTACCATCCTAGGCGATAAACATCATCTTTGAGTTGTTTAGTTTCGTTTTCGTACTGCTTGACTAATTCTAAAATTTCAGAGTCCGAGAGCGCGACGAGGGTAGACCGAAAAAACTTGAATAATCCATGTTTAGTTTTGTAGGATATAAAACTTGACATTCTCCATTTGCGCATTGTACATCTATGTTTGGAAGCTTCCATCTATCTGTTAGTGTCTTTATATTTTCTTTTAAAGAACCATAAAATTCAGAATCATTTTCAGATATAAAATTATAGATAGTTTCAGAATTACTTTCTGCCTCGCCATCTGCTTCGATTGAGACTATGTGAGATACAGCTATTAACAAATTGAGTTTACTAGATTCTAATAGTAATTCGCCTATTTTTGAATCTCGTTCTTCAGTAGTTAACTCACTTTGATTTAAATTTGCAATGGTTTTTTCAAGCTGATACTGTTGCATATTAAATTTAGTAGTTGTTTTATAATCTAAAGGACGCAGATTAACTGTTAAATCACCGATGGTAAATTGTGCAGT